TTTCATAGTCCCAAAGTTTAGTACATCCTAAGCTTAAAGTCAGGTTCTATAGGATTTAGCCTGTAATGTATAATTAAAGATATATCTAAAGATATAGTTAGTTTTTATGTAGTATAAAAAAAAAAAACAAAAAGAACAAACATAATAATACAAAAACAAAAGAAATAAGTTTTAAATTATACATCTTAAATTTATTCTTTATTACCCACCCCCCACAGGTACCCTCCCCAAAGATTCCTATCGGGAGTAGCCCCGTTCTATCATAAGGGTCAAGTATTTTTTTATTCTATAAAAACAAGGTAGTTTTGGTACCTAGTTTTGGGGTAATTAGCCCCGCTTTTTGCAAAAAAAAAATAAAGATACACCCCCACCACCCCCCGAGAAACCCCGTTAAGGGTCTCCCAGAGAGCAGCAGAGGCGTATCTAAGGTATTAAACCAAGAACCCTATTTGTCCAGCTACAGTACCTTCGTAGTAGCTATAATAGGTGTTCCAGTTTAAGGTGTATTCTTGTGTGTTGTATTCAACGATCATTACATCGTTAATGTAGTCAGTATACAAACACTTGACGATAAGCTCACCGCCCCTTTTCATGTAAAATACTTCAGACATTTACTTCTTCCAATGTGAGAGACAAACAAGCTCTACTTCTTCAGGGTTAGGGAGTTTGATTACATCCTCCCAATACTCTTCTGCTACTACTACAACAGGGTAATAGCCTTCTTCAATAAACCCTACGTGGTGTACTTGTTCATACCGGTGTAGAGAGTAAGGAAGAGAGCCAATACTCCGAGTAAGGTTAGCAGACTTCTGTTCAACTGGGTCTGTTACAACAAACTCTTTAGTCATGTCTTTCCAGAGGTAACGGATAAGTTCTTCTGTAAAGTCATCTACCCCATAGATAGCTACGATAGAAAGATCTTTGTAGTCTCGCTTGAACTGTTCTTTAGCTGTGTCTGGGCGAGGTTTCAACCGGATCTTCTTTGGTTTACTGTCAGTAGAACCCTTTGGACGCCCCGGTTTACGTTTAGTTTCGTTCTGTTCAGTCATCCAGCTCTTCCTTCAGTCCTGTATAACCACCGGGGATAAGTTTAAGAACTTGAGGTACGGTTTTAACTTTCATGTCATCTACCAAAAAGTGTTTCCATACAGAGTCTAAGATACAATCCCCAGAGGTGATGTCTACATAAACATACTCTAGTTCTTTTGAGTCCAACAGTTCTTTTGCCTTATCACAATAAGGACAGTTCTGCCGACCAATAACGAGATACATTATTCTTCTTCCTCTTCAGCTATTGTGAGAGCAGTTTCAACCCCTGCGCAAAACACCTCGAACAGCATGTCGTTAATAGAGCCTTCAGGGTCAAGCTCATAGTCTTTAAGGAACTCTTCGAATTGCTCTTCCAGAAATTCCAGTCCTACTTCGATACTTTCTTCTTTCATTTCTTATCTCCCTTCAGTTCTGCGAGGGTGGTACGAGCGATTTCCTCATACCGTAGATACCAACCTGCCCTCCACTTGTAGATTTCTGGTTTTGTCCAATCAACGTCAGGTCCAGTTTTAGATCGCGCTATTTCTTTCAGCGCAGTCAGAGCCTTCGTCAGTTTGGCTTCCAGTTCTTCTATGTGGTCAGCTGCACTCATTCTTTGTCCCCCTTCAGTTCTGCGAGGGTGGTGCGGGTCATTTGCATGGTGCAGGATGAAACGGGTGGGTTAGCCTCTGAGCAGTCTCCGTGACAATATGGACAGCCCGATGATTGCCAATCTTCAATACACGCCACCGCGTTAGCCAGCTTGGCTTCCAGTTCTTTGTAAAGGTCTTCGCGGACGTATCCTATGTCGCAGCTGTATTGTTTTTCGCATTCAGAAAACCGAATATCGGGGTCCATCCAAATCCGTTCAGGTGCGTCATTCATTCCTTATCTCCTTCCAGATAGGTCATTCTTTCAAGTACACCGATAGGGTCCACGGCGTTCCAAAACGTGTCAGCATCAGCAGCAGCATCAGCAGCAGCATAAGCAGTAGCATAAGCAGCATAAGCAGCAGCATAAGCAGCATTAGCAGCATCAGCATTAGCATTAGCAGCATAAGCAGCATCAGCAGCATTAGCATTAGCATCAGCATTAGCAGCATCAGCAGCAGCAGTAGCAGCATAAGCAGCAGCAGGAGCACTAGCAGCACGAACAGCGCAACGGGTCGCCTCGCTTGTCTTTAGGCGACACATATTACTCCACTCTACGCCGAATCCTCTTTCATCAGCCAGCGGCTGTATTTGCGGAAGCACAGTAGACCACATCCAGTCCATTAGGACCGCCAGACGCTCTTTCTCTTTGGCTCGGCCTGTCCCTGCCATTTCTGGTAAAAGGCGTTTATAGCGGGCGCTGTTGCGCATCTCGCCGGGCATGGCATCCTGCAAGGTGATTGTTGCCTTACCGAGAACTTTGCTCATGCAATCTGGGATTTCGTCGGTTAGTTCGCCGCTGATTGCTAGGTTGATCGCAGCAATGGAGCAGGCGCTTTCTTCCGTTCCAAGACCTAATGGCAAGGTGTGGTTGGCAAGATAGTCTTCCAGTTTCACACGCTGTTCTGTGGTGAATGTAGTCATTAACATAACTCCTCATAGATAGTTATTCCGATGTGACAGTAGCCTGTCTCCTGCTTTACCTCAATGTGTTCTTCAGGCAGAAGGCCTTCCAGAACCCTAGCAAGACGCTGAAGAGAGTCCTTTGCGTCCTCTGGAAAGGTTATGGTGTACATAGTGTCTTTCGAGTCTACGTCACGTCTACTCATTAGTCAACTCCTTCCAAAAGACTTTCCACCTAGGTATGTCATGCCAATCGTAGCAGAGGGGGTGGTGCCTAGGGCCTCCACGCCACATATCCTTCGGTCCGCAGAGTTGGACTCTACCTTCGTCGTCCATCAGTGCGGTCTTGTTACCATACGGAAAGTCTATTTCTGGTCCGGTAAAAACGACAGTTTTCATGCTGTAAGTGCCTCCCATGATACAGGGTATAACGGTTGGATAATCTCAACGATCTGTTTAGCCAAGTCTTGTGTCTCCTTCTGTGCATGACTGTCACTACGTTGGATATACATATTAGCCCAAGCATACAAGTTGCCCGTAGCGATCACCTCAGTGTACATGGACTGTGGTAGTACCATACGTGCTTGTTCTGGTGCTACTCCTCCGTCAATCATACGATTGTACAAGGTGATAGACCTTTTCATTTCAATGCCGTACAAATACTCTGGGGATTTCCTGTTTGTAAAGTCTCCGAGGTTGGTTACAGCCTCATCAGACTTCTTACGCCATAACTCAGGCACATAGAACTCAGGCTCACTATCAAACTCCATCTCGCTAAAATCAATGTCCTTTGTTTGTAACATAATCTGACGAGCTACAAAGATAGGCATCTTGAGGTGCAACGTGATAGCTGTATGAGCGAAGGGCGACCAATGGCTAGGTATCTTACGGATGTGGGTTAGTAGTCCCTCTAAGTCTTCCTCAGTATCAAGGCCAGTGACATAACCCAACCCGGCGTTGCCAACCTTATGACGCACATTAGCCCAATCACCAGACGTACAACCACGAGCAAGGAACTGGATTAGGATTTGGTCTTTCTTGGATAGTACCTTTTCCTCCCCTGTGTGTATACGGGGTAGCCACTCACTACGTTTATCGAAGCTAACCTTGGCTGCATTGACTACAGACAGGTCAGTTCCCATATGGTCGATGTATGTTGCTTTCATTCTACAGTTTTCCTAGTTTAGTTTGGGTTAACGAGCAGTTTCATCACTTGCTCAGGTGGGTTCCTTCTACGGTGATTCGTAGGCTATGTCAAGTCAACAATCTCACAACTATCCCCAGAGCAGGTCATAGTCTGGATACCAGAAGTATTGTCCTCAAGTTTAACCCAACACTCTTTTACTTTAGGGTGTGGAACTGTATTTAATAAGCACCTATGATTTGCTCCTGTGTTGGACATTGGTCTACGAAGATACCTGAGAAGTGGTGTTTCTCACGCAGGTTCCTGAAGTCTTTTGTGTTCTTGACTGCGAAGAAACGACAGGCTGAAGTACGGAAGACCATCCAACGATAGAACTCCTTACCGTAACCCCAGTCTTGGAACAGGAAAGCCATGCGAATGTTAAGCTCTGACATAGCTCGACCGTAGGTCTCAGGAGAGGCAACGACAGGGAAGGAACCTGTGTGCGGTCCATGAAACCATGCCTCACCTTCTACGATAACCTTGTTATGGTTGGACGCTGCGATAAAGGCGCAGGCTGAGATACAGAGGCGTTGCTCTGGGATAATCATAGGTAGGTTAGCCTCCCGTACTAGCCGAGCAATAGCCAAGGCAGGTTGTACGTAGCCTCCCGGTCCCCAGATGGAGATGGAGAGCACATCCTCTGTCTTAAGAGCTTCATTAATCTCCCTCCATTGGTCCCATGTTGTAGGGCCGTTGATCTGTAGCTGATTAGACTCCTTCTCGTATACCACTCTGGCATATGCAGTATCAGCAAAGATTGCTGCAAGCATCAAGGCGATAACCAGTATATAGAACATCCAATATTTTTGCCAAAGGTCTTTCATTATTTTCTCCTTATGTCAAGTCTACAATTTCACAACTATCCCCAGAGCAGGCCATAGTCTGCATACCAGAGGTGTTGTCTTCCTGTTCATACTCCGAAAGTTTAGACCAGTCAATAGACTTAGGCATAACCTCAAGCAAGTCCTTGTAGGCGGGGGTTACAAGTTTTTCTGTGTAATCATCATACACCCCTTCTGTCTCCCCTGTCTCCTGATAAGGTGCCTGCTGGTATGTACCACCGTCATACGGCAGAAACGATACACCAGACATCTCATCAAAGTGCTCATAGACGAAAGCACCTACTTCCATCCACTCGTCATCTTTTACGGACACAGTGATAGAAGGCTTGTGCTCACACCAGTGACGCTGATAGATCAACCAAGTCTTCAGTTGCTCCATAGCAGACACATCATTACGAACCACTGCATTATCAGGTGACTTCACAGGGAAGCTGAACACTGTGGTAGTATCTGGCTTCATAACACAAGGCTCATTAGGGATACCTTGGTCCTTCATGAACTGTGTCAAAGGGTCTTTATTGTCTCCTCTTACTGTCCGAATATAATAGGGAGAATGACGGGTATGAATACCGCTGGCACTGTCCACAAGCTGGCTAACAGTACCAGAAGGCTTAACGCAAGTGATAGCCGCAGAAACAGGGATATCAAGACGATCAGACCACTCAGCATTAGTAGCGACAGCAATACCTCGAAGATGCTCAAGGGTCTTCTCCAATCCTTCGTTTGCTGAAGTCATCAGCGGGTTGTCCATAATACCTGTCAGGCTGACACCCAACAAGCGTTCTTCCTCAGTATTACGTTGCCATACCTTACGCAGATACGGGAAGTGTGTGTATGTACTTTGGATAGTACCAAGGATGGTAGCAAGGCGAACCTTACGCTCCAAGTCCTCAATGGTATCTGTTGCTCGTACAACAACCTCGGTCAAGTTGCAGAACTGATATGGCCGCAGGATAATCTCTGAGCAAGGGTTTGTTCCAAACTCAAAGTTAGGGTCACGACGTCCATTCTTCTCTGCCTGCTTCTTGCTGGCCTGACGGTTGAACACACCACGTTCACCTGACTTACTCTCTACAAGGGCAAGCCACTCACGCATGAAGGTCTCCATGTCAGGCTTCTCCGTGTAGCTTACAGAGTTGTTAGCCAAGGCACGTTGTCCTTGGTTTTCCCACCACTGTCCTGACTTAGCATGACGCATACGATCATCAGACAAGTTACTAAGGCTAATCATAGCAGAGCGGCGTACACCACCTACAACTACAACTTCACCAATCTTACACATGATGTCGTGGCACTCAATTGAGGACAACTTACGACCAGTAGCACCTTTGAACTTCTCTACAGTAAACTGGAACAGATCAACCAGAGGAGCAGGGCCAGACGCACGACCCCCGAAGGTTTTGAGTTTAGCGCCAGCAGGGCGAATCTTGGACACGTCCCACTTAGGGATTTCACCAGCCCACAGAAGAGACAGCAGTTGCCGGTAAGCCTTAGTCCAACCTTCCTTGCTGTCCTTAACAACAATAGTCGTGTCGCTCATAAACAGCAGGTCAGGAATTTCAGGCAACTTGCTGATGAACTGACGCTCAACAGAGAACCCTACACCAGTACCACACAACAAGATGAACATAGCCTCATCAAAGGACTTGGGGTCATCTACTGGCAAGTACGAACAGTTGTACATACAGGTGTTGTCACGGTCTGCTGCCTTGCCCGCTGTCATCAAGGACCGCATAGAGGGCATAACCTCAAGGTCAAGGATGGCAGTTTTGAGTTCGTATGATACTCCTTGCATATCACTGTCTCTGCCATTCAGAGGCTTTAGCTTGTTATTTACTACATTGTCGATATACCGATCAACAGTCTCAGCGAAGGTCTCACGTCGCCCCTTGTCTTCAAGCCACTTGGCATAACGACTAAGCGCAATGAAAGATTGATAGTCAGTTGGTAGAATGTTGTTTGTCATTTGGTTTCCAGTCCTCGCTCATCTTTGTCTTCTTTAAGCCATACCATACGGTCAATGTCTGAACGGCTAATGCTACAAAGCCCGTACAAACCACTAAAATTCTAAGTATTTTACCTGTCGCTTCCACTTAATTATCCGCCTCTACAGGCGTTTCGGGTGTTTCAAGTTCTTCTTTATCTTCCAAAGGCGAACCGATGTTTTGGCCGGTCTTAATCAATACCCAAGCCCAAAGCATAAAGTCTTTTTCTTCTTGATTAAACTTATTCAAGTCTTCAAGAAATTTGACACAGTGTTCTGGCGTTTTGATTGCCCCATGCATGAAAAAATTTGCGTAATGCCAAGCCTTCTGGAACTTTGCAGGGATGTCGTTAATAGAATACATCTTATTCTCCTAGTTTAGTTTTAAGTTTGTGATTGATTTAGAAAGCACGCTGTTAGCATACTCGTAAATTTGTTTTGCTCCTTCTTCTTCTTCTGGTTCGTCTAACGCGTCCATATATTCAGTTATAGACTCTCGCACAAATGCTGCGATAGCAGGAGATACATTATTTAGATTAGGTCTTCCATCTAACGCTAAGTTTAGAGCTATACTAAGTAGAAGGTAGTCTTTTTCGTCCATTTTATACCCTTTGAAATTGACCTGAGCCTTGGTGTTCTGCTACTTCTTCGAAGTCTGCTCCTTGTGTGAGTCTTCCAGTAGAAAAGTTATATAGCAATGCTCCGGATGGACCTGTAAGACCAGTATAACGGCATTTGAGGACTTTTGTTTTAATCGTGTTTCTTTCAAGTTCATCGGCGCTACCTACGTTACGAGCAAAGGCAATGATGTCCATGCTAATCTGTTTAATAGAACCAGAACCACGAATATCGTCCATAGAAGGAAGTTTACCTTCTTCGAAGGATTTACCTTTGTTATCAGTCTTGCGAAGATGGCTGATAAGGCCAATCCATACGTTATGCTTCTTAACTAACCGAAGCAGGTCGTTCATAATTTTATCAATTGCTTCGTTTCCTGTAAGCCCTTCTGTTCCTTCCGAGGCTAGAATTGTGATGTGGTCCACAAAAAGATACTTAGCACCGCTGAGACACATGTACTCAAGGAAGTCCATAATAGAACCATCAGAGATTGAGCCTTGGTGGTCCAATACGAGAACGCGATCGTCTCCAAATACTTTTTCATAACCTTCCTTAAGCTCATTAAGTGGTATTTCCTCTGCTGCTGGATTTCTGTTTAAAGCCATACCACTCATTTTACGAGCAGTCTCGGCAGGAGATTCTTCAAGAGATACGATACCGATTTTGTCTTCAGTAGCCTCTAGCAAGTGAACAGCAATCTCACGTAGTAGTGTAGATTTACCTGAGCCTGTGCCAGAGGTCCAAAGCGTAATTTCACCGAATCGCATACCCTTAAGCTTGTCATTTAGCCCTCCCATGAAGTCAGGGTAAGGGATAGACTCTAGCTCGTTGTAAGACTCAAGTTGAGACCACAAGTCTTCTTTAGTAAGAATACCGGCAGGAGTGTACTCGACCGAGTCATAAATGGTACTAAGAAGCTTGTCAGGCTCTTTAATCCAAAGGTCGGATGCGTCTTTCTCTGCCGACTTGGCCACCTTAACTTTGTCATAGCCAATAATACGAGCTGCTTCTTTTGTAGCTTTACGGCCAGCATCGTCATTATCAAACCAAAGGATAACCTCATCAAAGTTTCGAACCCAGTCTCGCTCTTCAACTAAGTCTTTAACTGAAGAAGCAGAACGAAGAGATACGACAGGATAGAAGGTTTTATAGCGTTTGAACCATGCGGATTGTACCGCCATAGCATCTAGTTCACCTTCTGTAATAACCAGCCGCTTACCGCCGTTGAAGAGGTTTTGACCGAACAAACCACCTCGGACTTTGCCAACAGAGGTAAAGTCTTTAGGTAGCTTTCTAATCTTATACCCTACCAGATTATCTTCTTTGTAGTAAGGGTAGTAATGACTATCGATGTTTCCATCCATGTCGTAAGACACCCTAACACCGTAGTGTTGAGATACTTGTTTAAAAATATTTCTTTCTTTAAACCCTCGACTAGCGAAGTCTTCTTGTATTTCTTGTAGGCTTGGGCCATAAGAAACAGGTTCAAAGTCTGTGTTGTTATTGTTTGCCAAAGAAATTCTTTCTTTTGGAGCTTGAGTTGACTTGCGACAGCTAAAGCAGAAAGATGAACCGTCTTCATAAATCTGACGAGCGTCTGAACTACCACAACTATCGCAAGGTTGATTCTTCGTAACAATGCGGCCCAAAGGTTACTCCTTTTGAGATTTTATCGAAAAAACAATATCCGCTAGTTCTCGAAATAGCAGGAACAGCGTAATACCAACCAACATGTTAAAATTAACAATTTCTAGAAAACCAAGCAAACCCATAACTAGGGCGCTTAGCCCAGCTAAATAAATTACTATCGCCGACATAAGCTTTGTAGTCATTTTCATAGCTAATACCTCTTTTTAATTGCTTTGATATATTTCTTAGTAGTTTCTGTAATAGCTTCTTTAGGTATAAACCTAACCTGACCGATAACTCGATTATAAAACCTAGGCGTTTTTCCGTCAGGTAGTCGTTCAGTTAAACACTCTGAAACCATTTGGGAGTAAGCTTCTGAGTAGTAAAGCCCTCCTTTTGTTTTATAAACATCCACGATTTCAAAGTTAAAAGAATCGTAGCCTAGGGTTTTAATATCGCTTTGAAGGTGAGTAGATGATCCTATATAAGTTCGCCAAAGGCTTTCTTTTCCATGACCTTTGGCACTTGCTTTTTTACCTACACGCCAGAACTGCTTTTTACCCCAGTAAAACTGATTGCTAGATTTATTTTGAATACAATACAAGAAACCAAATGCTTCAGAAGGATTGACTTTGACTTTAGAAGTCCAATGCCCCATTTCATTCTTTAATAGCGGCTTCGTATACTTCCCTTTTGATTCGGAAGTGATCATTAAATTTTCTCCAAATATGGATAAGACGCCCGTTAGCAAGAAGGTAAGAATAACCTTCATCCCCGTGAGCGTTGTGATACGCTTTACATACAGCGTTGCGCAGCTCTTCGTGAGTGCCAGCGTCAGCTAAAAGTTTTTCAGCCTTTTTCGGACCTACTCTCCTTAGCCCCGGTATGTTATCAACACTATCACCTGTTAAAATTTGTTGCCAGTAGAAACGATTAGCGTATTTTTCGGTGATTTGATAGATTTGTTTAGTCCGAGGATTATAGTGAGTTCCTGGAATACAATCCAAATCTTTATCTACAGACACAACAACACGGTTGATACCTGCATTATCACACTCTAAAGACCATATACGGACAAGATCGTCAGCTTCACAGTTGTTAGTTTCCTCACAACCTTCAAGTTGAGCAGCCCAAGTTTTTAGATTACCAAACCAATCAGGTCTGTTGTCTTTGGCTTTCTTCCTGTTTGCTTTATAGTCAGGAAACAAGTCTACTCGAAAGTTATCAGGACCGCCAATAGCCATAACATAGTTAGTAGTAAACAAGCTATTTAAAACACCATCAAGAAGATCTTTAAACTTAGATTTTCCTTCTTCTAGTGTTTCGCTATTCCATATAGACATGTATAATAATACATCACCATCAATGATAGCTATAGTCATAGTAATACTCCTTTAGTTAACCCTCCGATGGGGCCTCTGGTCATAAGGGTCAAGTATTTTTTTCCTTTAAATTTGATCTACTTGTACCTCTAATTGCTCTAAAAGTTTTAGACCTTTTACGTTTTTATACTCTTTATCGTAGACCACGCGAGAGAACCCAGACTGTACAAGAAGACGACTACACTTAATACAAGGCGCAGTAGTGCAGTACAAAGTAGCTCCGTCGCTACTATTACCCTGTCTTGAAAGTTTAGAGATGAGATTTTCTTCTGCGTGGAGGACACAATCCTTAGTTCTTCCTGTAGCCGCGTCGATGTCTTCATTTGTATACCACCCTGTTGGTGTTCCATTGATTCCAATTCCGATTACATTACTATTTTTAACAGCGATAGCCCCAACCTTCAGCTTGTTTGCTTTAGATTGTTTAGCAGCAGCATGAGCTATCTCCATAAACATTTGATCCCAAACCATATTATCCTTTCCCGTTTAAAGCCCGATGCTCTAACTTGGCTATGTTTCGTTTCATAAGTTTCTCCAAGGAACAACCTTCTCCCAAAGCCATACTAGTTATATACCACAGGCAATCGGCAAGTTCATCTAACATTGCTTCAGTGTCTCCTGCTTCTTCTGATGCTTTTACTTCCTTAGCTTCCTCCATTAGACCATTTGCAAGATTATTACTATGCCGATGGCTAGTTTCATGGAAGTCTGAAACGAGAAACTCATAGTTTTCTTTACGCATAGTAAACCCCTTCTGGTTTGTTCATTGCATCAAGGATGTTTTTGAATTGTTGAGCCGACATTATGATTAAGTCGTAACTGTTCCGAGTTTCGCTAAACTGACGAATAACCACAGAAGCATCGTCTATCATGACCTCTACATCACCTAACGAACCGCTTTGGTCTAACGTTGTGATAACGGTATCCTCGTCAAAGTGCTCTATTGTGTACATTACCACTTCCTTACTTTCCAATAAGCCCAGCAACGCATACAATGGTTTGCTCCAAAGATCACATCGATAACTTTGCTTAGGTTGAGTTTTCCTTGGCGTTTAGATTCATGCTGACGGGCCGAGAAAGTTTGACCAATCTCGCCCCCCAACAAAACATTAAACAACATTGAGCTGGCTATTCCGACTTTAAATAAATACTGTTTCATTGGTTTAATTCGTCTTGAATTCCTTCTTCGTAGCCTGCCTCGTATCCGTCATTGTAGCCTTGCTCATACTCTGTTTCATTAGCGTTGTCATAACCTTGCTCATAACCCTCGTCATAAGCAGCTTCATACTCCGAAGTGTACTTTGACTCTGCTGCTTCAATTACATCAGCTTCGAGGTTTTCAATAAGGTCTACCAAGTCGTTTGTAACATAGATACCTTTAAATTTAAGTTCGTCGAAGAATTTGTCAAAGCGTCCACCGATTATTTCACATACAGGTGTCGTAATCATAGTAGTATTTCCCTTTTTTGTTGAAGTATCTTTCATAGATGTTCACAAGCCCCGCTTTATCAGGGTGTTTTCGAACCCACATACCTGTTGCGGGTTCAAAGTTCTTTTTAAAGAAGTTGTCAAGCTTCTTGTTACCAGTGCTTATACTGGTGTCAACTAGCTCTGACAGACTGTCAAACTCCGCATCAGACATTATGCTATCGTTTCTATACTCATAGGCATAAGCAGCAACAGCTAGTCTAATACGGAGCCTTATTTGCTCGTTAACGAACACAGGTGTAGACACGGTTGTCTAAGACTGTATAACTGTCTAACCCCAGCCAACTGATACAACTAGTTACATCAGTCCAAGTACCTAGATACTCAGCAGTACCATCCAAGTATTTTAGAGTGCCTTGGTAAGCACTAGAACGGGGGGTACGTGGATTGAGAATAAGAACACAGCCTTGATCGTCTACGTAACCGCTTTCTGCAACAAACTCGTAGTAATCATTGTAACACATCATGTAACATTGTTCAAGTACTCCTTCAAAACTACCAATCCCAATTTTTGGGGTATAGCGAAGCTTTCCAAGAGCACGCTGTGTATCGAGGAACCTAGTGAACTTTGCAACAGTGTGAAGGTCTTTGTCGTTATCAATTGCAAAGATAACGTGGTTGTTGATAAGCTTAGTGAACGGCATAGTAGTCTTCTCCTATTTTACAATCACCGCAGGTCATGATATTTACACCTAGTTGTTTAGGTGCTTCTTCAAAACAGCGCATGATGATTTCTTTTGTTTGTTCAGCTTGTTCTTCTTTTACTTCATAGGTTACTTCGTCGTGGTAGAACAAGAGGATAGAAGCGTCTAGTCCTGCTTTCTTGAGTTCTTCTTCGATCATAATGATAGTATACTTCATAACCACGGCTTCAGCACCTTGGATAAGGTAGTTGAGAGCCTTATGCGCAGATTCAGTATAAATTGGTCTATCATCTAAACCAAGAATATAACCTTGATTATCAACAATGGTCTGTACCTTGCTGATCAATGCCTTCAACTGAGGCATAGCATCTAGGAACTGTTTCTTCTTTTTGTTACCTTCTTTCTCGTTTACTCCAAGAATTTGACCAAGCTTTTTACCACCAGCTCCATACAAGAAAGCAAAGATAAACGGTTTAGCAGTGGCACGAGAACAACCTAGAATATCTGCGTTCTTTTGGTGAATATCCCCTTCCAAGATAGTGTGAGTAAACTCTGGGTCTTTAAGATAGTGAGCCAACAGACGTAGCTGACAAGCAGCAGAGTCAGCCGAAACTAGTTTGTAACCATTTCTAGAAATAAACAGTTTACGGATTTCTGGACCTAATACAGCTTTACCACTAGGTAGGTTAGCGATAATCTTATGAGTCTGTCGGTAGGTAGGTGTGCCGATGTTAAATACATCACCGTGCAGTCGTGAGTCTTTATCTACGTGTTCGAACCAACCTTTGATGATAGAGCCTCTAGACCGTAGAGTATAGTACTCCATAAGAGCCTGACCTGTCTTTCCAAGTTTTTCCAGAGAGCTATCTGAAAGCTTTGGGGATACCTTAACAAACTGGCCGTTGATTTTCTTCCAGTTCCACTCGTCAGGTTTCCAGTCAAGCTTATACAAGTGCCGCTTAACAGTATCAGTGTTACCCACATCACCTTGTATAAACTCAACTCGGCTAAACGGACCCCAGACGGGGCAATCCTCAACTGTACACTTATCGTCAAGCTCAAACCACTTACTCATCCAAGCAACAGGCTTCCCTGCTTTTGTAAACTTAGGTGACTTCGGTTCACTGTCTACTGCCTTTACTCTTGCAGAAAGATTCGGATTGATAAAGCCTTCGATAGCCTTCATTTTGTTTTCAACTGTTTTAAGAAGTTCTTCTGCTTCTTTAACGTTGAACAACCAGCCATTACGGTTTTGCTTTACCATGATATGATCCATTTGCATCTCAGACCGCAAAGCCCGTAGAATATTTTTTGAACCACTCATTTCAACGAAGTTCTTTACTTCTTGCATAAGATGATTGTAAACACGAGTACCCAGCCGGACGTCTTGCTTCATGTATTCAAACATCTCTTCGTTGAACTCATCCCAACCCCCGTTGTAGTCGCCTTTCTGATCTCCGAAAGCTTCACCCCACTGTTTTAGAGAGTGACCAAAGCCAAATCGCCGATAGTTAAGCATTTGGGACATAACTTTAGTACACTGTACTGTTGCTTTAGGTTTCCACGTACCCCCAGAGAGGATACGCAGTGCTTCAATATCGTAACCAAAAGCATTATGAGCAATGATTACTTTAGCGGAGTCAAGAAGGTCCAAGAACTCTTGTAACTGATTTGGCCTGAACCAATACTCTTCTCCGGTGTCTACATCCTTAGCGCCACCACAGTGGAACTTAGATACAGTCGTTAAGAGGCCATTTGCCTCAATGTCGAATACTAACTTCATAAGGTCTCCTAGCTTGTTAGTGATTATTGTTTAGTCGCCGTACATATCCGACAACATTACACGAGCTTCCGCATCTTTATAAAGCTCATAGGCTTCATTAGCCTTATACACGCAAGTATGGATAGTCCATCCGTCGTGTAAAGTCTGATACAGTTTTGCCATAGCTCGGATTTGGCGTAGTCTAGTGTCGATTTTCATAGTCTTTAATTACCCACTCCAGAAGGGCTTTGGCCTCTACAAGATGATCAAATGCAGCATCAAGGTCATTAGACTCAAGCTTATGAGTTTCATGTAAGTAATGCTGCGCAGCTTCGACCATGCTTAACGATGTCTTTATGTCTTTTAGCATTAAGAACGCCCTTTAATTGTGTTTACGAGATACTTGGCATACCACTCAATCTTTTTGGCATCTTGCAAGTCTGCATCTTTCTTACCCAGTCGGCAAGCATACCTGAAGATTTGACCAAGCGCATGTGCTTCGACCCCTGTGTGATGGGCCAAAATGTATTCCATCAGATCCATGTATTCAAGACCTTCTGGGAACTTTTCATAGGCTTCTGGTGGGATCATTTTGTAGTGAGCAGGATTAATGATAGCATCTTGTTGTTCATCGTTCATGTCGCCAAAGTCACCATGAAAGTCTACTTCTGATGCTTTTACTTTCTTAACTTCTTGATCCCCGATCCAGGTTATACCGTTAACAACGCCAGTGGCATCAGTACGAAACTCAAGTGGTGTTTCTACCGGCTCCACAATTTCCATACCGTCATGTTCTTGTTCGATCATTTCCACTTTCTTCTCCTGTTCGTCAAAACAACGCTCTTCTTCCTTTTTTTTGTAACCCTGCCCTCCCAACTGTCAAGGCTGAGGTCACACCTGAGTTCGGCTAGAGGTATTTCTCCGTCCTTACAGTAGGCCAGAATGTAGCCATCGGTTGCTACGTTTTGAAAATCTCCTTCATCATACTCCCAATTTAGAGAGTCGATAGCAAATTGAAAGGTGTAGGGACCGCGCATTCTCACCTCATCATCATTGTAGACCACGTAGTAATGATAGTTGCGGTCTTCAGTGGGTAGTTTATCCTTGTGCTTTTCTTCTTCTTCTGCTTTCAGGCGTTTAATCACTCGATTTTCCTCTTTTTTGTTGAAGTAGCCAGTGTCTTTAAAGAAATCTTTAACTTCTTCTCGTGTGTAGAGCCATACCGTATCTCTGTTAGGTCTCTCTATCTCCATAAACGGTTCTATACGGGTCTTTGTGTGAGGGTGAGTCAGGTGGTTATTCCAGCAAAAAAGAGCTGCTTTGTAATCTGTGGTGATGAGTTCGGGCTGGGAAAAATACACCCAAACCTTATAGATTGTTTCCATAGTTCTCTTCTGCTTTCAGCTTTTGAATGTGTCGTTTCAGGTCAGCTTTGTTGTCAAAGCCATACATTTGTGCGGCAAGTTGTTCTGCTTCATAGCGGGAATAACATGCCTCGTACTCAAGGATAGCACAACGTTCTTCGTACATATCCTCCAGTAGTTCCCACTCAGCAATCCGGTAGTTCACGTTTGTTTACCTCTCCGTTTATCGTGTAAGCTTTGATTTCGGGCGTTCCTTTAAGACTCATTTTAAGTACTGTGTAGAGAGCCTCAGAGGCAGGCGCTTTGGTAGCCTTGACGTAGAAACTACCCCCAAGGTATGGGTTGTAGGAAACGTCCAGAGAGGGGCCACTCTCTGCCCCTACGCTGTCTACCGTTTCACCCACTACAAACGCATGTACATTCTTACACTGCTCTTTCAGAACTTTTTGACGACCAGCCTCACGAACAACAAACTTCGAATTCTTCAAGATGACGTGATCAGTGTGCTTGATTACTTTACCGTAGTCCTCTTTGTTTCGAGATTGCAAAGAAAACGTCTTTTTGTGAAGATTATAGTAGACAGCAACTTTCATTTTAACCTCCTTTTGCAATATTCCAGTTATACTTATCCAGACCACCGGGATTAGCTTCTTCTCGTAGCCTTCCCTCCCAATAGTAAGCTTGTTCTTTAGTAAGACCTGTCATTACCTCTTTAACATCCCAACCATATTTAGCCATTTGATTATGGACGTGTCGAGTTTTACGTACATAACGATCATCTAAACCTTCAATAATCTCATACTCATAACGTTTACGAACCCCTTCAATATTTAGCTTAGAAACGCCAATATAGCCTTGGTGTATCCCACGATGTTTTCCCGGACAGAAAATATGATAAACCATATAACTACCGGGGTCGCGCCCTTTACGAACTCCAGGATTTTCCTTATATACTTTAGTCATATTACCAGTCATTTTCATCAGTAATATTCCTTTACTGCTTCAACTGCGTCTTCAAGTGTGTAGTGTTTTTCAGTAGCCATTGACTCTAAGAAAGGATGAACAAGGTCACCTTCATTTGCCCACAGGATAATGATCTTATTCTTCATGTGAGCAAACATTAGTTCCATTGCTGTTCCTGTACCTCGACCAGAGTCTCGCCTAACATCCGCAAGTACTACACGGGATTGGGCAATATCGTGCAAGTCTTGTTTAAAGATGCGTTTACAGACGTTCATAGTCTTAGTAACATCTTGCAGGTTTTCACTTAGCTGGTCGTGGAAGCTTACACGGCGGGTAGGGTCGAGGACATTAATACCTGCATAAGCAAGATCAATTCCCGCTGATTCTCGCCAACTTGTCATGTGTTCTCGGGAACAGTCTTCCATTGGACCGGCAAGATATACATGGTCTTTCATTTACTTCTCCTGATGTAGTTTATTTATGTGGTCGATGAAGCAGCCAATAATCACGAGATCCCTTTCACGACTGTCTCCTTTTTTAACAAAGTTAAACAGGATATCTATAGGAAAACTTGAGTAGTCTCCCATTTCACCGTATCTTAGGCAGTACTCGTAACCTTTATAGTTGTCATGGAAGAAGTACAAGTCATACTTTTTCCCGTCGATTTCGACAGTACCATAGAATTCTTCTTCTGTATGCCTACAGTCGTTTGGGAATGCGCGATTAGTACACATTAAGATTTTTCCTCGTTTGTGATTTTAGCAGCCAAGTTCCAAGCCATGATTGCAGCAGTTGTTGCCATAGCTTTTTCAGACCCATTAAGGTTGTCAAGCCAAGTTTGGAGTTCTTCCCAAGACTCAGGTGTATGGAAAAACCCCACTTCTTGTATTTTCATTTTAGTCTCCTAACTGATAAAAAAGGCCACCCCCGCAGGGATGACCGATTGTTTCGATTCTTATTGTTTAGAAGTCAAGATCGTCCAAGTTGTCTTCGAACATGTCTTCATCAACTTCTTGGTTGTCTGCGACTTTGTTTACCTTGTATTCAGTAGGGGTAAATCCACCTTGTTTTGGTGCAGGCTTGTACTCATTAAGGGTGGTGATTTGGACACCCATCAGCATAGAAGCAACACCATCACTTCCGTTAACACTGTAAGAATACTGGAACACAGAAAGGTTAGCAATAGAACCATTGCCGATAGTAGAAGGGTCAACAGGCGACAGATCACCAGCAACAACATTTACAGGTGCCATGTCAGAGCCATCACGCTTCTTGGACTTCTTCTTCAAGTTAGCGCGATAGAATACACCTTCATCATTTTCATCTGGTGTTACTTTGAGGTTGTTTTCTTTCCAGTACTTGGCTACTGCTTTATCCTTTGTACGGATTTGAACTTCCCAAGTAGGGTTCTCTTTGTTGAAACGAGCATTAGGATACTGAGGATCCAGTTTAGCAAAGTACAGTTCAACGTCGTTCAGGATGATTGTGTTATTAGCCATGATATTTCTTCCTTATGGGATATAAATTGAGATTTGTATTGTGTAGTTTTAGACCTCTGTGGTCATAAGGGTCAAGTATTTTTTGCCCTTATTTTTATACGATAAACCAACTACGGTTTAGGTCTTCAGTGTAGAGTTCTGCGTAGAACTCAAATTCAGAGTCGCCGGGATTAACCAGCACCTCAAGATACTCTTCCTCTGGACCAATAGCTTGGACATAGCAGGGTGCTCTTTCTCCTTCAAACTCTACCATGATTGTGCTTCCGATCTTAGGCAAAAGCATAGTCAGACTCCTTTACAGCGTTTAAGTCTAGATTACCCTTTTCAGGGATTAGGTGGATAGCATCCATCTGCACCAAGATATGATACAAAGGATCCATCTCGTACAACTCTACAAACTTTTGACGGACGTGATTAAACATGTGTCCCATGTTACCAGCATGGCAACCAAAGGAGTCATGTACAACAGTCACTTCGTAGTCTGCATCATGTACAACCATAGTCAAATGCACAGCATCTAAACTATGAACAATATTTGGGGAAGCGCCTGTCTTTTGTTTAGTCTTTTTAAGTGTCGCTTCTTTCCATACTTGTATGTTAAGCTTAAGTATGTCATCCCCATAATAAAGCTGAACACGCTTCTTTTCAGGGTCTCTGTAAGAGTGTACAAAAGGAAACCCTGTTACAATTTGCTTATAGGTAATAGGCTTGTCTTTTTCATTCTCTTGTACAGCAAGCTGCTCAAACATACTAAGCATTTTAGCGGGGCCGGGAAGCTTTTCATAGCACAAGGAATGGACAACACGACCTAACTTGTAGCCCCAAGAGTCATGCATGTCCCGGTGGTATTCCGATAGGTCACGAGTATCGTCAATGATTTGTTGACCCATACCTCGCTCAGTACCTCCGTAAGCTAGTGTCATAACATTTCGTTTGAGTGTTTTACGCCAGACCTTACGGTCAGTAATCTTAGACCAATAGATAGGCATTGAGTCTTGAATATACTGATAGTTGTGGTTTTTAAACTTCCCAAACTTTTGCCAAGCAAGCCTGTTCTTTTCTGTCTTAGGTTGATACTTCTGCAAGTCTTCTAAGGTGCTTTGCCACTCTTCAAAGAACTTATCAAACTTGTCTTTGTCTGATTTCTTTACTGTTCCAAGCAACTCCTTTATTTTTGCTATTGTGTGGTCTGCAATAAACATATAAACATCACCGGGTAGGTCTTGAGGAACAAGATTAACCAAGGGAGCAATCTCTTCGTCTTTAGACATTGCTACTAGGTGTTGTACTCCGTTGTTTGACCCATCAATGTAAATAGGTAAGCATGAGGGGAAATCTTCTGTTGGCAAGCCATCACCATGCCAGTTTGATAGCATAGAGAACTCGTAACAAGCCGCAAGAAAACATAACGGTTTATCAGCATCCATCCAAGCGTTATTACCAACAGGATCATCAACATAAAGCAAGATGTCGTCCATGTTGTCTTGAACCCACTGGACACGATCATCAAGAGAGACCTTATCGTTACCCCACATATTAGCCGTATGAACAGAAAGCCAGTATAACCCCTCTTCCCCTAGGGGTACTGGTGTGTCTAACAGCAGCAAACCTTTTGCGTTATCTGAAGACTGCTCATGAAGAAATGCTGTATTAGGGTAGATACGACCTCGGAAATCAACGTTGTAAAGGTGGTAGAAAGTGTTGTCTAAGTTTCTTTCTGCCAGAGCTTCAATGGCGTTGAGTTCAATTAGCAAAGAAGCTTTCTTTTCTTTGTCAATTTCTTTTGAATACTTGAAGGGTGTTTTTTTTAGGTTGCGTGTTTTCTTGAACACATCAAATACGAAAGAGTTAATACGCCAGCCGGTTTGTCCCAGCTTGTTTAACGTATCGATAAGATAAGACATGTCATTATTCTTTACCTGTTTAATCGCATTCTCGTGAGCGTGTTTGATTAGACTAACCCCAGTTTGCTTGTGTAGAAACTTATTGTACTCCCAAGGTTCAGGAGCAGAGATAAGAGGAAACAAATCAACGTTCCCTTTGTCTACTAGATGCATCATTTCTTGAATAGCATCCATGTTGCGGACTTGAATGTAGTAAGTAGGGTGTTTGTCGCGTTTCCCCTTTGAATTCTTCCTGTGTTCTCCTTTGTAAGATAATATGTTCGTTTCGAAGTAAGAGATCAATATAAACCAACCGATGTGGCAAGCAGTAACAGCGTCTTCTGTCAGTTTTTCCCGACGCATAACTGCTGAACCCATGCCTTTAACAAGGTTCGATAGGGTTGATTGTCTCTCAATTGCTTGCAGAACATGACCGTAAGTCATTTCTATTAAGTAAGTCGGATCTAGTTCTGCAACTTGATAAGCTTTGTTTCTTTTGTCAACAGAGCCAGTTTTACTTATCATTGATTGTTGTCTGAAGTTTAAGTCTTCAGCAAGTAGCTCTATAACATTCATGCAATGGTTATTCCTTTTGTTGTGGACTAGGTGAGTTTTCACTCCACTTTGTTTAGGACTGTATAACCGTATTTTAGTCGTCTAGTTTGCCTGAAACACCAAGACACACTACAATTACGAAAAATGCGGTTATCATACTTTAAATTGCTTTCTTAAAAAAAAATTAGTTGATTAAAGGTGCCCCGCCACCCCCGAAGGGGCAGCAGGGCTTTTGGTTTATTTTACACGGTTGAAGTAGGCGCTAGTCATGTCGTAGACTTTTACCCAGTTGTAAATTGAACCAACTGAACAACCAAAGATGTCTGCTGCCATACGTGGGTTGAACTTAACTGCGACCTTACACGCAGCCATACGTTCAGCATCGGTAAAACCGCCGTAGTAACCGATTTTGTTTGCACAAGCAGCTTCTACTTTTTGGATAGAACGCCACACAGTAGACCCCGATACCCCGTAGAGAGCACCCAACTGTTTATAAGGCATGAGGTTTATTTTGCGGATTGCAATTGCCTCTTTAATTTGAGCGTCGGTCAGAGCGTTCAACTTGTTACCCCAGCCGGTCAAGTTAGGTGTCTTGCGGGTGTTTTTCATAGCTTTAGTCATATTAATCTCCATTCTTTTATAGGGTTAGTTGTCCGTAGTAGTTAGGGGCGATACCAGATTCTTCCCCGTAGTCAACGACTACAAAGAGTTCACCGTCATAACAGATATCAGCCCAGATAACGGGTAGAGGTTGTTCAGGGTGACACCAGTAGTAGGTACCGTTTTCTTGCCCGTTATAGACAAAGCCGTCAAGGTCTACTGGTTCAGGTAGCTTGTCCTCATGTTTTGCAAGGATCTGACCTGCTATGTTGAAGATGTTAAACATTACGTAGTCGCTCACGCAACTTCACCGAGACAGTTCTCAAGAACAGTGTTGTAAACTTGTTCAGGAGTTGCTTCGGGATTTTGATAAATAACAGAAGCAAGCTGAATAAACAGATCTACAAAGCGCGACTCTGATGATTCATAGATAGCTTGGAAGACCGCCATAGGGTGTGTTCCATTATCACGAGCTTCTGCAGTAGACTCAGAAACATCACCGATGTAGTAGCATTCTTCAACTGTACGTACTTCTTGGGCAGAAGTTTTTTCACCGATAGTAGTCCACATTGAGATTGTCAGAGAAGCGATCAGAGCAAAGGCGGTGATAGATTTAAAGATAGTTGTCATGCCGTGTTCCTTTCTATTACAGGCAGTTTTCTTTGAAAGCTTTAAAGTCAGCTTTCTCTTTTCGTTTTTCCTCAGTATCTCCAATTACAAGGAGAATTACCCATACAAGCAAAGGAGAAACAATAAGCCCAAACACAGCCCAACCAAAACCGTTCCGACCACGATTCTTTGCCATTTTGTAGGAAATGATAGTAAAGATGATAATGAAGATTACGAGGTAGATATCCATCGTTGGTTTTCCTTTTTCGGTTTAAGTTTTCTATTATAGAGGGGAATACTGCCCCAGTTTTATGGAGTTTTAGTTTTTCTCCATTGGGTCGTGTGTAGGTAGATCAAAGTCGAGTGTATTAAACACTGCATCATCATCTTCAGGAATTAGCCCTAGATCAACCGCACCTGATGTTACTGCTAGGAGCGGAGAGTGGTCCCCATAGATTGGATGCTCATAAAATACAAACCCGTATTCCCGGTGTATCTCTGTAGCATTCTGATCAATTAACCAACGACGATTATGAGAGGTTTTTACCCAGTGATCGAAGTCACAGTCTTTTCCATAAGGGTTCATTTTTCAGTCCCAGAGGTTTGTGAGGTTTTCAGCAACAAAGTACAAAGCTTCTTTTGCAAGTGCTACTTTGTGGTCTTCAAGTTTGTCTGATATAGTGTATTCAAGAAGGTTACTACCGTGAATAAGTAGTTCTTCCTGCCATACATGTACATTTGGGTATTCATACGGATAAGAGTTTATGTTCTTTGACCACTCTACCATACGCTCACCAAGCCATTGACAAAGAGATATGTCGAGATTAACGCAGTCTTTACCAAGTTCTGTTTTGTAGAAGTCCTTCATTATTCAATCCATCCTTTGTTTTTCAAGAGAGTGGGTTGTTCGCTTATAAGTTCACAAAACGATTCCCAAATTTTTCGTCGATTTCCTTCTGCTAAAGGTAGACCGTAAGGTGCCCCAATTATAGTCAACTTAACTTCTTGCCGAGGAAAACCGTGCTCTTCTGCGAGGTAGTCGTAGATGTTTTTTACAGGTTCATTCATCTTTGTATTTCTCCTCAATCTTCGCCATTTCCTCGTAGTAAGCAGTCTTGGCAGTTGCCACAGCCTCTTCATAAACAGGCCAATCAGACTTTATAGTCTCTTTATAAGCAGCCCAAGCAGATGCTTCGATCTCTTTGTAAGCAGCCAAGGCAGCATCAAGTTCTTCTTCCTTACTGATCATTTTTGTGTTTCCTCTTCCTGTAAAGCTTCTGCTTTGTTTTCTTAGAAGTCACCACCCTAGGTCTGAACTCAGGTGACTGCCAAAGTTCTTTCGCAAGGTGGTTTCTTGGTTTGATCTTTTTCGCCTTTCCCATGTTTAAACCTCGTAAGTAGGTGGTTAAGTTTAGCTCTGTATCAATCCACTACTTGTATAACTTCTGCGTTTTCCCACACGCTAAGTTCTTCCTTCAGTTCCTCAACACGGTATGAATAGGGTGGTCCTATCTCCAATGCTCTCTCCAAGTAATGACTGCTATACCGTATTCTTTCACGTATTTTCTTCTCCGCCGCCTCTCTAGACCGGAAGATACTGTAGTGGCGAGGGTTCTCCACAAACGTATCAGAACGGACGTAGCCAAGACCCCCGGACATAATCACCCATACGCTAAGTTGTTCGATCATTGTTTAGCTCCTTCTTGATTACTTTTACTGACCCAATCATATCTCCCAGATCGCCAAAGTCGCCTAGTTGCAGGTCGTCACCAAACAGCATCCTATTGAACCAATCGATGCTTTCCTCATCGTTACCGTGAATAAGATCAGCATCATAAGTCAGATCGATTACTAACCGGATTGTCTTGTCACTCATTTCCTACCTCTTAACTCCAAAGAAGGTGTTTTCTTCAATCTTCTGCATCAGTCGTCGTCCTTCGTGCCATCAAGGTAGAACCAGTAGTTGCGTTCCAGAAAAGTAGTGTGAAAGCGATAGTTAATTTCCTCTGGGTCTATATCCCCAAGAACTTCAAACGTCCAACCCTCGCCCAGAGAGAAGTGCCAATCACAGGAACCGTCTGAATAGGGGATGCGCTCACACTCCAGCTTGAGCAACCCCTCTAACGTAGTTGGTACAGTGACAGGTAGTTCGTTTATCCACATGTCCTCTAGCTTTTGTAGCTTTTCCAAGAAGAGGGGGAGGAGTTCTGCTTCATCAGCATAGCCAGCCAGCTTCTCCTCCAAGGTTTCTTCTTTCCCTTCTTCTTTAGCAGGGAACGTGAAGATATACACTTCCGTAAGTTCGTTGTTTGGTCCTTGAGGCCGCTTTGCGAATTGTACCTCCGAAACTCCTGCGTAAGACCCTTCAACCCCCATTCCGTAGGTGGCTTGCAATCCTGCAAAAAGGACTTCTTTGAGACGCTCTGGAGTAAAGGTGAGATAGAACGGTGGCAGAATTGAGTTGTTCTGTGTCATTTCTGTTAGTTTCCCGATACAAGAGTTATAGCAACCATAGTCGCAGTTACAGCTAAAAGGAACAGGAGCCATTCAGCTTTGTTCATAGGTCGTTTAGTCCTTGATGTTCGTTTTTGTAAACCTCGTGGTCGAGTTCTTCGTAGGCTTTTTCGATTGCCAGCTTGAGTTGCAAAAGCTGATTACGACGTAACACCGTAGTACTATAATTATCGTATTCAGTAACACAAATCTGGAAAAAGGGTTCACCAGAGGATCGAAACACAGCGATTTTACAACCTTTAGTTTCTATTATTTCTTCGTGGAACACGGGTTCTTTCATTCCTTACTCCTTTGTTGTTTTAGTAACCACAGGCTTCTATGATTGACTTAGACGCTGAGTCCGCAGCAAAGACAGCCGTATTAGCTTCCTCTTCAGATAGGGTCAATCGGAACAAACCTTTATCTGTGAACCACATTACAGCTTCTACTGTGATTGTGTAGTTGATTTGACTCGCCCAGACACGGTACAAGTTATGTTCACCGTCATCGTATAGCGCTGTGCCATCAGGGAAGCAGAAGATAACGTCAGAGGCGCTAGTAGCGTTGTGCGGTACTGCCGCGAAAAGGTAAGGGTTTTCGTAGCGTTCAGGTACTCGATTAATGTTCATTTGTATCTCCATAAGTAGGTGTTTTGCCCGAGCAGGCCCCAGACCTTGCCCCAGATATTACCCCCGACATTGCCGTAGACATCGCCCTCGACATTACCCACGACATCGCCGTAGACATCGCCGCCGACATCACCCCAGACACTGCCATCGACACTACCTAAGACATCTCTGATGTGCAGATTGCCATCATCATCCTCAATGAACGTGATTAGTTTTGCGAGTTGATCCAGTTGGGATTGGCTCAGGTTGGTTTCGAGTTTTTGTTCAGTCATTTTGTTTCTCCTTGATTTCTTTCTTACATTCCTCAAGGTCGTCCTATTCGGACTCTTTGGCATTGCTTAAGACACTGCCCTCGACGCTGCCCCGGACACTGCCTAAGACACTGCCCCAGACACTGCCCCAGACACTGCCTTTGACATTGCCTCTGACATTGCCTCTGACATTGCCTCTGACATCGCCCACGACATCACCTAAGACACTGCCATCGACACTGCCCTCGACATTGCCTCTGACATCGCCAAAGACATCACCTTGGACATCATCGATATACAGCTTGCCATCCTCGTCTTCGACAAAGGTGATGAGTTCCGCAATTTGATCCAGTTGGTCTTGCGTCATATTTGTTTTTAGTTTTTGTTCAGTCATTTTGGTTCCTTTCGTTTTTGTCTAAACCAGTGACTTACGTCGTCACAAGGATCGTCGGTTAGTCCCATTCTTCTACTTCACCCGCATAATACAACAACTCTTTCTCTAGTTGCTTATTACGCTTTATGCAATTTACATCTATTTTGTGGCCAAAGATTTCTAATTCAATTATTTCGATTTCTTTTGGCTCAAACCAACGAGGACTACCGGGAACCCCATAACTACAGAGTTCCAAGTAGCACTCGTAAGTTACAGTGAGGTCTTCAAAGTACTTACGACCAACTGCCATTACTCTTCTCCTTCTTTTACGTCCTCGTAGGTGTGACCCCACTTAGCATCTATTTCTTTTACTAGTTCCTTGAAAGAAACTTTCTTTAGGTATTCAGGGGATTTACGCTGTTTTGCTTTACTTTCGATTTTCATTTAACATCTCCATCTATACTCGCGAAGCTTGTTGTCATCTGGTTATTCCTCGTTGGGGTGGTTGTTTTAAATCGAGTAACACGCCACCAAGACGGCTGACCTTTATCGTTATGCACCAGTACCATAGGAGCGCCAAAACAGCCTTTCGGCCACTCTGTACCGTTGTTAGGGTCAAACTCTAAAACAGTGTAGGTTTTCCCTATTGTTATATTTATGAAGAAGTCGCGGCTTGAAAATATCAACTTGTCCCCTTGTTTCATTCCTTGTCTCCTTTGTATTTTTTAAACTTTGAAACCGTTGAGCGGATATCATCGAAAAAACCGTCAGAGGCTTTTACAAACTCAGAGAAAGGTTTGGCAGGGTTTGTATACACAGTGTACTTTTCACCAACCTTGTACCAGCTTGTTCCGGCGTGGACGCAAGTCACTTTCTTAGATGTTTCGGTGTAGTTGTTCATTTGGTTTCCAACCCATGCTCATCTTTGTCTTCTTTTAGCTTACCAAGCATCATTTCTGATACCGCAAGTTCGAAGTCCAAGACTTGTTCATATAGCTCTGGGTTATGTACTTCTAACGCAATCAAGACAGAAGAAAGAGTTCCTCTCAACTGTCCAACTTCTTTACAGTAGTCCCCTTCGGCGATTTCTTTGATACCTTCAAGAAGTTCGTTTCGTTTGATCTGAGTCATGCGTTTTCCTTTCTTTTATTTGGCTTTTTCTTTGAATTTGTTTTTGACAAGAAGCCAATAACATCATAAGAGAAAAACCCAATTATAGTCAATACGTGCATTTCATGAAGTGGCGATTGAAAGAACAGTGAGTAAAACATCGCTAGAGTTCCAAGAATAGGAAACTGTTTAACGAACCATTCTTTCTTGGTTACTGCATAAAACACAACAGTTAAAAACAGCCGGTAGCTAACACCAATTAGAAACAAATCCATTGGATTTTCCTTTTATGATGGGAGAAAGCCCGTACAAATCAAGCGAAATGTACGGTAGCTTCCTCAACAAAGCAGGATGCTCTGTTTTCAAAGTATTCACGGGGAAGTACCCATTCAGCAAACGTGCCGTGGATAGCGTCTCCTTCACATACACCACGGTATGCGTTAAAGTGAGGGGGTAATTCGTCCATCACAATCTCTATGACAGCGCCTTTAGAGTATTTGGCGGCGTTGTCGTAAGAGTCAGTCCAGTGAGAGAAGTCACGGGTCTGAATGTCGTTTGCCAGCTCGTTTGCTTCACGAGGGCAGGTGCCACGGAAAAACTTGTACATGGTAGTCTCCTTTCTTTGCGTTATATTTCTACTGTGCGGATAAAACCGCTGCCGTTATCGGCTATACACTCGATAGCGTCTTCGTACGCTCTGTATGTATCGACGACGTAGACTTCACCGTCTTCCTCGTCGTGATCAAATACGAGGTAAAATTTAACGGCCTTTACTTCTTCCATATTAGGCATGGTAGTACTCTCGCTTAGTATAGTTGAGGTTCAGTGTGAGCAGTTTTACACCATGCTCAGGGTGTGAGTATTAGATGCAGCCTTTTTCGACTAACACCTCATACTCGTTGGGTCTTTTAACCTGTAACCCTACAGGCCATAACGATGGATGCATCGTGCCAAGGTGGTACTCACTACCACTCTTAGTACGAACTTTACGATCGTTATGAACAGCTACGATGCGAGTGGTTATCCACTCTACACCATTGAGTTTCCCTCTCAGGACAACTCCCCCACCGCTGAGTGGAGAGAATTTATAGTCTTCGATGACTCGCATGACAGCTTCCTTTCGCATGACAGCTTCCTTTCTTATTCGACTAGTTTTCTTGCGAGGAACTTAGCGTAGTCTCGCATTGCTTCTTCAGCGACTTCGATGGGTACGCAAGCGGCTATACCGTGTCCATCACAATATCCCAGCAAAAAACCCTCAAGAAAAGGGTGATCTCCTGTATAGATTTCTACCTGTCCTTCACCGCAACAGTGTTCCTTACTGTTCTGGATAGAGACCTTTACACCTAAACCTACAGGGTATGCGTGAAGGAGAGATAGGCTCCCGTTGGATTGATAGGGTGGTGTTTTGAGGTGTTCTTTAACTGTCAGCATTTGCTTTTGTTCCCATTCTGTGCAGAAAAAAAAAGTAGAAAGGTTAAGAGGGGCCAGCCAAAGCCAGCCCCTTTTGTTAGTCCTCCGCAGGGCCGAAGAGATCGGCTGCATATGCTGCCGCCTCCTGCCAAGCCTCATCCGACTCCTCCCCGAAAAAAGGATCGCATAAACGCTCACCGACCTCAAGAGCAAACTCCCGCTCGTGTGCGCACGGGACCGCTTCGAGCAGAGCCAGCCACAGGACTTCCTTGTCGTGCCGAGCATCCCAAGCCCCTGCGCGGGCCATGGCAAGCTCATGCTTCAGAGATAGCACCTCTTCCTCGGTGTAGGTAGAGTTGACAACCTCCAGCGCTTCGGAACGCCAAGTGGAACCTGTGAGGCAGTTCCAAACCTTTGCAAAGATTGACATGATGTCCTCCTTTTCTCTGCGTTAATACGTTCTAATTTGATTCTATCATTATAGAGGGTAGAAAAACCCCAGTTTTTATTGTACAAAGCCCGTACAATAATTTTTCCGAGAGGCCACTGGTATAGCAGCCCCTCGGATTTTATTTTAGTCCATGAATACGCCGACCGCACAGCCGCCGTAATACCCAACAGTCGCCAGCATGGGTCCAGTTATTACAGTAGACCACCCAACTGAGCTTGCAGTGGCCCCCGTAATAAATGGCGCAGACAGCGCACCAGACCAGCCGACAGTAGAACCTGCGGCAACGCCGGGGCCTACGATCGGAGAAGCGGCAACTACGCCAATACCGATCAAAATTGATCCGGCGATACCGGCACCAATACCAATTGCGGCGTCTGTATTAGAGCATTCCGCAGTCTGTTCGAGACTATTTGTCTCCAAGTAATACTGGTTATTTTCCAGTCGATTGTCTGCGATTGCAGGTGTTGCCATTGCGATTACCAGTGCGGTAGCTGCGATTGAGGCTTTCATGAAGATTCTCCTTCTTGGTTTCTTCATTATAGAGGGCCAAATTTCCCCACTTTTTTTGGTCAAATTTATCAATTTTTAGTATAAAATACTCCCAAATTTGGTAAAAAAGCCACCTCAAATAGAGATGGCTGTAGTTTATTTTTTACGCTTCCACGTAGATCTGTTTTTATTATTTTTTGATCGATTAGAGGGTTTCAAATTGGATGGACGATTATCAGACCGTTTCTTGTTTTTATGGTCTATTTCTCGTTTACCCATAGGTTTTCCGGTAGACATTTCTTTAATTATACGGTGGACATACACCGCTTTTCCGTCAATACGAACAGTTTTGTAACCATCACCGTGGTTAGTTCCTGCCTCAGATCCAGCGGCTTTTCGGCCACGAGATTCTTTCCAGAAAAGTTTGCCTCCTTTTCGAGTAAACAATTTATTCCATTTTTGCATTATGGAATCCTTTCGTACTTTCTTCATTATAGAGGCCAAATTTCCCCAATTTTTATGTATTATACGGGCTTTGTGGCCACCCCCGAAGGGATGACCTGTGTTTGTTAACGAGATTTAAAGTTCTGTTCTCGATTTTGATTGTTTACACCAGCAGTAATTTGTGGCATCATCTTGACAATCTCTTGACGAGTTTGCCGCGTTACATCACCAGACACATTGATATTGAACACTTGTTGTTGTTGTTGTTGGTTCATAGCCTGACGAGCAACATCGTTCTTAGACAGCACTACTTCCCCCGGCATAAGCATAGCAGGGACAGAGTCTTTACCTGCTTGGGAGTAGGGTGTGCTTGGCACAATACCGCCTTGGGAGAACGCGAAAATCTTACCAAGGAAACCAATAGCAGTGGAAAGGAAGCCACCGCCACCTCCACCACCACCAGCAAAGAGCTGAGTGATGTTGCTGAACAAGTCGCCAAAGAAACCAGAGAGTGTTTCCCCAAAGCCTTTGAGACTGGAGAAAATACCTTCAAAGATACCTCCTTCACCGTCAGTGCCTTGAAGCAAGCCAGCAAGATCAGCACCAAGTCCCTCTTGGTCTTGGAAGATCTTAGACAGGAAACCACCTTCAGCTGTTGCCTTTTCAAACAGGCTGTTAGTGAAACCGTCCACGAACTGGTCTATAATGGAACTGGTAAACTCATCAGCCAGAGCCGGGAGGATTTTACTAAAATCACCTGTCTTCAGTGCGTCTTTGAAGCTGGAAGCAAAGACATTAGCGAAATTTTCCGCTGCTTGCTTACCAGAGCGTGTAGCACCGTCCGAGCCGTCTTCTGAGCCTGAATTACGCTTGCGTGCAGCTTCTTCTATACCTTCTGGATCTTTAGTACCACTTTCAACTGCAAGTTCAGCGGCTCTTAAGTTATAACGCTCTCGGGCTTTTCTAAGCTCAAGAAGAACATCTCCGGCCAAATGCCAGTTGTCAGCTTTAGTTTGTGCTTCGTATTCGGCTTCTAAAGCTTCAACATTTCGTTTTAAGGTTGCCAGACCACCGTCACCAAACTTTTGAGGCATAATACCGGCGTTGATTCTAGCCATAAAGCCAGCGCCGAACTTCCGTACAGCAGAGGCTTTCATTACAAACTCACCATCAGAGAGCATCGCAGGGATACTGTCTGAAGTGGCTGTACCGGGGCCACTTACATAGCCTCCTGTTGCGAAGCCTTTACGGCTTTTTACCCGATTGGCCGAACTGCCTTGATCAGTGTTGACCACAGACTTAACCGCTTCCGCAACCCCAGACAAGAAGTCTTTCACCTGGTTGAACTTTTCTTCAAGGTAATCAAAGAAAACGATAAAAGGGGCCTTGATAGCGTCAACAACAAGCTGGGCAGCTTCTCCAACTTCACTCTTCATATCCGTTATAGCATCAGCAATTGTGTAGCTATCTGAGCCTGCTGCCTTAAGAAGCTTACCAAGAGTCTTTAAAGGTGCAAGAGCGATACGAATAAGCCCATCAAAAGCACCTGCCATGTCTTTAGCGAGTTGACTGTCAATACCAAAGTATTCAAGAACTTTTTGTGCAATTCCTGAAACCCAACCGCCAACAAGTTCGTCTAAATCCCAATTCTCAATAGCCAATACTGCAGCAAGAGCTGCGATAATAGCCGCACCAACAGGGTTTAAGATCACAGGAGCGAGGGTAGTAATAGCAAATTTAGCCACATTACCAAACAATCCAGATAAAAGCTTTTTAACAAATTTAAGAACAATTGCGGGATTAATTATAAAAGCACCAATAGCGAGACCAACAGCGGTGGCTAAATTTGAAGAAAAACCTTCTTCAAACTCGGTACCAAACAAACCTTCAAGAAGACCTGTGCCTATAGCATTTGCTATGTTGCCTAGGCCGCTAAGTATATCACCTATTATATCTCCTTCGCCTTCGGAAAGAAATTTACCTAAGGCTTCACCAAAACCACTTGCGGTGTCTCTGACTGCTGCAAGGAAGGCTTCATCGTCCCCAAGGTTAGCGGCAGCAAGCAAGAATGCTCCGATAATACCACCTCTAATTGCTATTCCTCGGAGAGGCTTGTTAAGAGCTAAAGCAAGGGCAGTAGTAATCGAAGCCGAAATAATATTTGCGTTACCTTCAAAGAAGCCTGTAATAGTATCTTTAATTTCAGTTAGGCTTTCTGTAATATCCCCGATTAGCAACTTTACACCAACAAAGATCGGAGTGCTTTTGGTTGCTTCTGTAACGTTATTGATTGTTTCTCTAAGTTTCTCAATCAAAACAGATTGAGTATCATCAGGCGTAGCAGTATCAGGAGCCTCAAGAGGTGTAAGTGCCTCAGTACCTTGCCCAAAAGACATTACCTTTTGGAAGAAACCGTTAAAAGCCACCTCCATACGTCGCAAAACAACACCAAACTGGGTCTCTACTGTTTTAATACCTGCGGGTGTGTCTATCTCTTTAGTTGTTAGAAAGCCATAAAACTCACCCCACCGGGTTTCCATTTCAACTACAACTTTATCCCAAGTTTCACCAACTGTACGAAGCGCCCTACCGAAGTTAGTTTCAACTTCTTCAGGCCCACCGGGGGTTTGAACAGTTTTAGTTGTTAAGTAAGAAGTAAAATTAGACCAAGCCTCTCGCATACGTGAAAGAGCATCATTAAAGTTTTGTGGAAGGCTATCGAAAGTAACTTCGTCAAAGCTCAAGTTATTTACATAATTGACAAGATCAGACCATTTCTTTGTAGCACCATTATAAAGGTTCTGGAATAGAGCTATAAGGGCTTCTTTCCAATTATTTATAACTTCTGCAACACTATTAAGAAACCCTTTCCACACTTCAGTATTACCGATAGCTGGTTTTCCGTCTTTTTCGCGGCTGGGGTCAAAGATTGCTGGCCAAAAACTGTTCCCACTGACAGCTCGCCATAACTCATAAAAATAAGATATGATAGTCCCAACAAAAGTACTAACAGTTTGGATAGCAGCACCAAGATTAGTAAACAAACCTTTAGACAGGTCTATAGCCTCTGGTATAATAGTTTCAAGAGAGAAATCCGAAAAGACTTCGCTTATAGTTCCCTTAACTTCTTCTACTTTCGTTTTTATTTTTTCTTTTAGCCCTTCTAGCGAAGCTATAAAAGTTTCTGCTAACTGGGTTCCATCAATGCTTCCTGAAAACAAATTTCCCAAAGCGTCTTTAACGTCTTCGGTAAAGGCAATAACTCTAACTTTTCCAATTAACAGTCGAGAACCAAGCACAAATGCCCAATCACCAATGTTCTCACCAAAGAATCTAACTGCATTTGTAGCAGCGATAATTACTGATTTGATCTTTTCCGAGACACCGACTACCTTGTCTAACTCAGCTACAGCACGAGTAAATTCGTTGCCAAAGACAGTACCAAGCCCTGCCACGGTCGCATTAAGCGTCCCAAATTCGGTTTCAATTTCTGCTGCACCTGAAAGAATAGCGTCAAAGACTGCTTCTGCTTCAAGCTTACCTTCTTTCGCTTTTTCACGGAGTTTTCCAAAAGGAATCCCCATACCATCAGCGATAGCCTGAGCAAGCCTTGGCATTTGTTCAAGCACAGAGTTTAGTTCTTCGCCCCTAAGTTGTCCTGAAGCCAGACCCTGACCAAGCTGAATAATAGCATTCTTTGCAGACTCAGCCGACGCACCAGAAATAGTAGCTGCCTTCTGAACAGCCTCTGTAACAACTAGAAGCTCTTGAACAGACCTGCCTGATCCTTGCAAAGATAGACCAAAGCGGTTAAATGTTTCGGCTGCTGTTCCAACATCACCCCTTGAACGAGCAGCAACATCAAACAACTTCTTTAGTACGACTTGGGTTTGTTTTGCATCTTTAGTAACAAGATTTACCCTGTTACTCAAGTTAGTCATAGAGTCAGCTGCGCGAGTAATCCCTTTTACAAGAGTTGCACTACCAATAGCTGCAGTAATCCCGATAGCAAGCTTTTGAAAAGTTCGTGTTACATTTTTAGCCTGTTTATCAAGGCTATCCATAGATAAATTAAGTTTACGTAGCTCGTTTTGAGCTTGCCGAGCATCTGCGCGGACTTTGATATTGACACCTGTCATTTGTTTTCCTCTAAATAAAAAAGCCCCTAATGATAGAACCCGTATATCGGGAACACCATCAGGGGCTAATATCGTATTAGATAGGGGTCACTAGACCAATTGTTGATAGTACTTGTTCGATAAAGTACTGCGGGGCTTGTTTCGAATGCCCATTGTTTAGATGTGAGATATGATCTACAGGGTTTAAGATTGAACCGCTAAGATACTGACCTCGTCTAGTTTTAATAACTAGGCTTCGCCATCCACTACGTGCTTCACCTGTATCAACAGGAGTCACTATCTTAAGTTGTGTTACGGCGTAATTAATACGCTCTTCAATTTCAGCGTTAGCAAGGTCGAGTACTTCTTCCTCTATACGCCGCATTTCTTCTTCAAAGTTTACTATTTCTAAAGAGACAATTCCGCTCATTTGTTTTCTACCCAAAATGGAGTCCAGTCAGACCCCTCTCTTTTGGCAGAGGCCATCATCATGTCTAAGAACTTACCTTTAGGTAGGCTCTTAGTGTCGGCTGGAATATTTTCTTTAAGTTGCTTAAGTGAGGCAAACACATCTTCAGGTCTGCCTTTGTAGCCTTGTGCTTGGAGTAGCAGGAAGGTTCTTTGGTCTTCCCGCCACCCTACAGGTCTTTTACGAAAGTAGTCGCCCCACTTCATAAGCTCTTCCTGTGGCATTTCGGTTAACAACTTGTACACCGGGATACCCAAACAAAAAGCTATTTCATAAAGCGTCTCTTCAGAACCGCTTAGTTTCCCTCAGAGGCCCCCAAACCAGACACGCGCATAACGTGGCTCGAAAGTTCGGTAAGTTCACTCAGAGGGAACGAGTCGAAGTCTTCTTCGGTCAGGTCTTCTGCACCTATGACTGCGACCTTAATGATATCACAAAGGAGTTTCAACTGAGCTTTGTCGCTTTTAGACTTTTCAGACGCCTTAATGACTTTCTGAAGTTCCATGATTTTACCAACGGTCAGTTTACGTACTTCTACTTCGTCGCCCATGAAAGGGACTTTTTCTGTCAATTCTTTGTTAATGAGATGTTTCATTTCTTTTTCTTTCTTATTAATCTAGTTTATCTTTTTCTGAAAAGAGATTAGGGTTGTTTGATTGAAAGTCATCCAGCATTTTTCGCACCATATGTAGCACGGAAAGGGTCTCCATAATTTCACGACCCATTTCAGACTCATTATCAAAGTCTTGGAATCTCTCAAATGATTTTCGAATACTAATATCTACGCTTCTGCGCATATGACGGAAAGTCGTGCGCATAACATAGGATTTGCTAAAGGGTTTATCCATGTCATATATCTCTGGTCAAGCAAGAAGGGGCCATTAAGCCCCTCCTTTAAAAAAACTTACGATGCTGCGATAGTTGCAGGACCGAAGAAGTCAGACTGAGTAGACAGGGTAACGGTTGCTGTCGTAGCGTCTGTCAAAGCAGCGTTGACAAGGATAGCTTCGATTTTACCTGTGAAATAGAACTCTGTGTTATCAACAGCCAGAGTTGTGTCAGCACCTTCGTTTTCTGTGACTGCGCTTGCGCACATCATAAAGCGGAAAACACACTGTTGACCGATCAGGTTGTGGAAGGTTTCCATGTCGCCAGCATTGTAGTTAACAGTAACTTCAAGGCTAGGAGCATCAGCTTGACCTTGAACCTGCGAGGAGGTCTTTTGACCATAGACAGGAACGTTAACGATGTTTGCCGGTGTACCAACAGCGGGGAATTCCCGCACAGAAGGCATACGCTTAACGTCTGCGTCTACAGTACCGGGAGTGCTGCCAACAAACAGAGCCGCGCATTCAGCAGCTGTGTCTGTTCCGGCAGGGATCGTGCCTGTAAAGATGTCAAGGTATGTAAAGATACCTGCACCCAAAGATGAAATGTGAGCCATTTTATTTATTCTCCGAATTTAGTAAATGGAATTATATAGGATGCACTGTAGAGTGCTTTGTTTTGGGGGTCTAGCCCTTCTACGTTTAAATAGGATGTCTTAAGCCTTGTACCGTTAGGTAATGTTTTATTCTCAAGCAAGGTGTCAAGTATGTCGGAAATAACCATTACGCGACTTTGACCTTCACCTGCTTTAACAAAAATTTTAACTGCTACTAAGCCATTTGTTTGTTTCTCTACACCATAAGCAAGGTAAAAGCCATCAGACGGCATAACCTTTACTAGAACATACTCATCGTTACTACCAATAGTACCTAAGTAGTTATCAGGTACAGTTTTGATGTTATGAGTAGTCCAGCTAGAAGAACCAAAGACTGTTTCAATATCTCTAAGTATCGTGTCATACATTATACTTGCTCCCGTGTTAACGACAGGGTAATAACAAACCCATCGTCTACGTGATCAGTAATTTTGTATACAGTGCTACCAACAGTTAAAGTATCATATCCATCAACAGACGTATTAGACTTCATAAGAGCAGTACTTTGAAAAGCACCATCAGAAGGTTTGTTTGTTGTTTCTATAAAAACTTTAACAGTTTTGGAAGAAGTTCCTCCTACGGTTTTACCTGTAGCAAAATCGTAGGAAGATACTGTCTTATTAGAGATAGTTGCTGAAACAGCCAAATCACCGATTGCTGCAAAAGCTTTATCCACAGCAGCGTTAATTTTAGCTTTAAGGGACATTAATTAGCCCTCCACCACATACCGCCAACACCTGTTGCACCCTTGCGAACAAGCGGTCGGATAGGTTTAAGAGCAGTAGATGGTTTCATAGGAACTCGTGTTGTGTCACCATTGCTATCTGAGAGACTGATAGACCCTACAGAGATAGACTCAAAGGTCTGAGTCTGCCCCATAAGGACGTCTTCATTGTCTACCAGATGCAAAGCTTGTTCGTATATAGCAGTCTTAACACGACTCGGTACTTCGGTTTCAGCTATAGTCACTTGAAGACCCAAACGGTCATCATAGTAAATAGCGTTCTTCCGAGGCCAAGCCAAGGCTTGAGAGGAACTAACAGCAGAACCAATCCAAGCATTATCATCAATCAGCGAAGTAGCTGTGACAAGAGCTTGTTCTTTGAGTTCGTCTTCAGCGGCAACCCAGTTGGCACTATCGATACGAGTCTCAAAGTATGTATCAGCGTCTGCTATCGAAACGTAGCTGTTTGTATTGAGTACAAGTGCCATTAGTTCACTCTCCTAGTCTATTAAGCGTGGAAGATCGGCAGGATGCCCAAGTTCAGTGCGTCCATTTTACGAGCATACGAAGCGGCAGCACCAAAGGCAGCGTCTGTAGCGAAGGCAGTAGTTGCGCCAGCCCAGTCGTAACCCATCGGGTGCATCGCATAACCCCAGCGATACCAAACGTTGGTTGAGCCACCACCAGCGTAGGAAGCAGCGTTACGGTCAACTTCAACCGGCGTCGGAACAGGCATAGCTGCGGAAGCAACGGAACCCGGCTTGATGATGAAGGTCGTCTTGGTGGACTGAGCGTTAACTTCAGCTTCAGCCGACAGGTTGCCTTGGTTAGCACGAGTCATAATCAGACGGAACTTACCACCGAAGATGGTCGTGAATTCGATGTTGCCTTCAGTGACGGTTGTTTCGTCAACGAGGTTGGCAGCACGCATTTCAGCCATAACTTCAGGCGAAGTCACCATGTACATGAAGTCCGGTTCATAGTCCTTGAAAGCTGCTCCGATGGAACGGAACAGGCGCTCACCACGAGCAGCACCAATAGCGGAGCTATCGAACAGTTTACGAGCATCGCCAGCGCCAGTAGCGGCTGCGCCGTGCAGGCCAGCAGCGTTAACGTCAACGAATGCGCCAACACCTGCTGTATCTGCGTTGGTGTCGAAGTCGATCATACCGGAAGTCGTGCCGAGGCTAACTTCGTGAGCAGCAACACCTTTGAGAACTGCCAGCAGAGCGTCATGTTCGTCCTGTGCGCGAACTTCAGCGAAGTCACGGGCGATCTTTGCCAGACCGTCCTGCTTGGAGACAACTTCCTGCATGTTAACTTGTTCTGCACCGAAAGTACGAACAGTCTTAACAAAGTCAGCAACGTCTGTGCTGATGCCGGTGTAGGTTCCGTCTGTAGCGGACGACAGCGAAGCAACGTTCACAGTGGCCGACAGAGGCTTGTACCAGCGGAACTGACCGATGAAGGATTCTCCCGACAGGTCAATGCGCTGATCAGCAGCAACAATACCTGTGCCGTTCAGCTTCTTAGCTGTGGTGTAGGCTTCGTCCGAGTAAGCGGAGATGGCCAGAGCAATGTTCTGGAAATCAGTGTTAGAAATAGGCATTTTATTAGTCCTTTAGAATGCTATAAATTATAGGTTAAAGTTACCTAGTTTACCTTTCGCGGCAAGAGCTAGAATTTCTTGAGTTGTTAGTTCACCAATAGGTTTGGTGACATCAGTGGAAGGCGCTCCAGCCGGATTGCCTGTTCCTGCACCAGTGTTAGACTTAACACGGAACAGGAATGAGTTGTCTTCGGATTTAGCATAAGCTTCTACATAATCACGAATATTTGAACCTGTAGAGTGAACCCATTGACCTTCTTCGTTTTGAACCAGTTGTTCAACAATTTCACGACGAGCCATGTCGCGTGATTTATCGTTGCGGAAATCCATACCAGCGAGTGCATCATTCAATACACTGTCTCGCTTAAGCTGCGTGGTTTCTTTTGCGTAAACTTCTAGTTTAGCTTTAGCTTCGGCAAGTTCCAGTTCAAGAGCTTCTTGAATTTTACCTTCTTCTTTCATACGGGCAATGGCTTCTTCTTTTTGTTTTGATTCCATTTCCGCTTTAAGCTTCAGGGCTTCATCCCGCTCTTTAGACATGCGGTCCATGTTTGCTTTCATCTTAGCCAGTCGTTCTTGAACGATAGCTTCAATGTCGTTTTCAGGGGTTTCTGGAGTTTCCTGAACTTCAGGAGTTTCTACAGTTTCTTCTACAACAGTTTCTTCTGTTGTGTTTACTTCGTTCTGATTATCTTCAGTCATGTTATTTCCTTTCAAGCACAGCTTGGGTTATATGTGTAAGTTTGAGTCACAGACTCTATTAATTAGTTGAAGGCGTAAATATTACAAATATTATGGCCCAATTCCATAGAAATCAAATCCCGGTTTTATCGGTTCAATGATTTCTTGATAAGTAAGTGCGTCAGGTCCAGACTGTAGCAGCCCATCTCGTTTAGCACGTTCTAAGTATTTTCGGTAAGTCTTTCTAGACAAACCCTGACGTCTCATTTCTTTGAGAGTTTTGTCAATAGTGCCTGACTTCAGTGCATCTGCATACAACTGGCGTAAAGCAAATTTCGCAGGAACTGCGTCACCTAAGTTTGTAAAGAACGCGTCGTGGATAGTACCCGTATCGATATTGTTCTCTCTTCCCCAAAGGTGAAATCTTCGGACAAGCACAGCGTCATTACTGTGGTTACCGTTAACACCAAGACCAATAGCAGCGTCCTGTATTGATTGCTCAGACAGAAGTTTACCGTCTTTTGCAGGTGCTTCATATATATTGAACACTTTCTGCCCAGTGACAGGATCAGTGAAATCAATCCTTACTTGTTCCTTTGTACGATAGCGTTGCATCATTGTTTTACCATCGAAAGTTACCCAAGGAATATCTGTTGTCTGTGCTTCACGAGCAAAATCTTTTGCAATGTCTTTCCAGAACTTGATAAACTTACCAGTAACAGGAACCTCTGTTTCAAGATGACCAGACATAATTGATGAAATCTTATCGAATAGCCGAGTACCTACAAGGTCTCCGGTTTCATCTCTAAGCTTAAACAAAAATGTATGCATCTCTTCAGAGTTTTTAATTCCATCTCTGAACTCACCTTTAGCGGTTTCATACAGAGACTCTGTGATAGGTTTGCCTGACTTAGAGGCTAGTACCACATCTTTCTTAATGTCGCGTAATTCGTCAATACGTGTCCAATTTTTTCTGTCCATTTCAAAGCTAATCTTAGCATCAATAGCCTTCTTAAACTTTTCAACTTCTTTAGATGAGATAGAGACTTTACCTTTTTTAGCAAGCACCTTTGCAAAAGCGTCCGCAATATTTTTAGCTTTGGTAGCCGATCCGGCCCCATAGAATGTTACCCAAATTATTCAGCAAGGTAGTCACTCCTTGCCCGTGTAAAAGGCTCTACCGGAAGAAAACCAACGTTTAATTGTTCTATGAGAAACGTTATGAGCCTTAGCAGCATTGCGTAAAGAATGATATGTTTTGCCATCTACCGATACTTTTTTTGCGCGATGATGAGATTTGGACATTCTTTTCGACTGTGCCTTTTTAGCTTCTTCGGACCAAACGCCCTTAGCAGGTTGTTTACCTTTTGATCCAATTCTACGGTAGTAAGAACGTACCGCTTCTGTTTGTTTTCTCATTTGGTCTTCTGTGTTTTTCCGTCCTGACAAATGTTCTTTTGAAAATTTAGAATATTCTTCTCTCAACCTTTTGAATTGAGTCGAACCTATTAGCTTATCTTTACCACAGTTCATAAATCTGAACGCATAGGTCATTTCAAAGTTATTATGTATTTTCCAAAGCAAAAAGTGAGCAAGGTAATGTTCTCTTGCTGTCAGGTAAGTGATGTTATCACTCTCATCAGAGCCGCCCATAGATTTAGGAATAATGTGATGACCTTCTGTGTAAATATCAGAGGGTTTCACATTACGTCCGTATTTTCGTATGAGTTCATCGTAATGGTATTGGTAGTTCATTTATTTTCCTTTTTTTTCACTGCTATATGTTTCCATATAGTTTAGACTATATCATCACTTGACTTGTTTCAGCTTACCCATAAATACTGCCCAAGCAGGATTAGAGTAATACCTCTTCCATTGTGTTAAAGTTTTAACAATGAATGGCCTTTCAGCCCATAGTACAAGTGCTCTGCGCTTCCATCTGACATTTAGATGTACTCCCTTCGGATAGTCGTTGAACGTTCCCCTTGTGGGGCTTCGCTGCTGATTGCCTACGTCATTACACGTTTAGGTTTTCCAGCAATTCACAGAGTTTAAAGAACACAGATTTAAGTTTATGTTCTGGTTTTTAGCAGCTTTCATTAAGTCAGACCAATCAAGGTCTAATTCAGCAAGTTCAGGTATTGCCAAGAACTCAGGGTCGTTGACAGTGCGTTTAGCAATTTCGTCGTACAGACGCTGTTTCTTATCGGTTTGAACAACGTTAGAGAGGTTAGCAGCCGCTCTATCTTTTGTGGAAAGAGCAATAATCTGCGCACCAGAAGAACTAGCGTCGTTTTCAATCATCATCTTGGTCTTGTACTTAGCAAGCTTTCTGATATCTGCTGAATTAAACTGCCGTTTATCTGTTGGCATCTTACCATCCATGTGACGGTATATACGAGTGTATTCTAGAGCCAAACGAGATACTTTGCCGATGTGTTCATCATCAAGACCCATTTGATGGGTTTTCTCAATGAACTTACGAACCTGACCTGCTCTTTGGGAAGGCTTGTCTAGCATATAGCTACCAAGCTCTAGTAAGTCATCTTCTACAGCTTTAAATGCTTTTAACCTACCTTGCACTGTAAGAACATCTAGTGGGTTCCCGACAGCGGCACCTATTTGAGTCATAAGCTCTTCTACTGCGTCTGGTGTCATAGAAACACCTTTTGCCGTATTTAAGAACGGACGCACGGTTTCACCCTTAGTTGGAGTTAAAAGACCACGGTGATAAACACGACCTCGGAAGTCAATAGAGGCGTCTACCGAGAAGGCTTGATTACGCTGTCTATGGAATTTAGCTGTTGCAAGAACACCTCTTCCATCATTACCACGAGCATCGATAAACAGTTTCTTCCACTCGTTCTTTTCAAGCAACGCAGCATCACCTGATCGTTTAGCTTTAAAGTAGATTACTTCTTCGGCAAAGTCAAAGAAATCAGGGTCTACTTGGTACTTCACTGAGTTAGCGTGATTAAGCATTTTAGCTATATCACGATCAATCTGCTTTGGATCATAGTCAGCAAAGACGTTTTCAGATACGACAGGTTGAGAGGTTTTACGATTACGAGCATCAAAGTAAACTTTTTCTCCCGCCTTAGCGTAAAGCTGATCACGTCTATGGTATACCCCAAACCGCCTTGCAGCACGAGTCTTAGCATTAGCAATTTGTAGTTGTCTTAAATCACCATCAACAATTTGAATTTGTTTAAACACAGAAACACCGCGTAAAGACTTATCGCGAGAAGCTAAACCTGTAGCCAAGTCAATAGGAGAGCTTGTGCCACTATCACGAAAAACATCAGTACGGATTATCCCTTGGCGCTCAAGATTTGCAAGTATTCTGGACCCATCCTTATGAAACTCTTTTAGTGTTTTAGATCTAAAAGGATTTAAACTACCAAGCTCATCATCAAACAGCTGACCAATCTTAATAGCAAGCTGATCGTAGTCTGCACCGTCTGCAGCGGCAATCATTTCCATAGACTTAGACAAGGCTTTAATGGTTTTGTCGTTTATGGTTTTAATAGCCTTTTCTCGGTAAAAATTAGTAACCCTTTCTCGGTAAAAATTAAATAAAAAATCTAGAGCAATCGCGTCAAAATCTGCGATGCTGGGTACGTCAGAAGCAGAAAGTTTTTCTGAAAGTGTTTCTATAATAGATTCAAGGGTTGTTTCATCCAAAAACTCACCGTCTAAAATTTTACGGGTATTACCTCGGAGTTTAGAAATTTGTTGAGTGATCCAAGAGTCGCTTGGAAGTTTTTCTTTGTTTAGCTTTTTCCATAGTTTATAACCGGGAAGTTTTTCAAGAAGAAACTTCTTAGCATTAAACTTCGGATAACGCCTAATGATAGGCTGTGTGTAAGCAGCGATAGGGGCCTTGCGATTGTAGAAGGCTCTACGAGCTAAGTTAGCACCTTGTTTTTCAGGCCAACGAGCAATGTAGCGGTTATCTTTGATTTGAGAGTCAACTAACTTAGAGATTGTAAACTTTTTACCGAGAATGTCAACCTCTGGATCGTCTTTTAAACGACTGTTAAGCGTACCAAACATCCTACCTCGCTCAACAGCGCGGTTAAACAGTGTAGTACCTTGGTCCTGAACAGCATTCAAAGTAAACTTACGGAATACAGAAACAGGGGTCCCCCAGACTTCTCCGGTTTTGTTAGCCCGAGAAAAAGTTTGACGAAGAACATCAACAACAACTGATCGTTGGTTTACAGAAAGAGACCTGTCTAAACTATTTACAAAATCTCGTATATAGTCTTGTTGTTTAGTTGTTAGAGCATACTGTTCAAAAGAAAGCTTCTCAAGCCTCTCCGCTAGAAACTCTGGATCAGGAGGTTGTAAATGCTTGTAAGGCCCATCCCCATAGTCTGTCCCATCGGCGCTAAAGGCAGCACCCTTGCGATCGTTTTTGAAATAGCGCCTTGAACCTTGTTTTTGAGACAAAGAGTTTCCCTTGTAATCGACAAGGGACAAAGCTTGTGCGTTTTCACCAGCATCATTTTTAAAGAAATCCTTTAGTGCTTCGGTATTAGCCTTAGAACTCATAAGTTCATCTGGGGTGTTAAACCTAAGCGTACCTGTGTATTCATTGGTTGTAGTAGGGCGTCTAACTGTTCTATTAGCACGACGCATTAGTCCTCGAATACTCAAAGCCTTACCTTCAGGAGAAACAAACTCTTCAGCCTTCAGTCGTCCTTTTTGAAACAACGAGGCTTGACGCTCACCACCTAGTAGTTTAGTTTGAACTTCAGTTGTTTGACGCCTTAGCCATTCTCCATAGGTCTTAATCTTTGAAGGTTGACCATCCAGGTCTGCGGAATGAACTTTGTTTAGTTTCCTTGGTTTAATTTTATCTGAGGTCACGCCTTCCAGAGCTTCTTTAGACTTTACTACCGGAACAAGAGTTGATCGACAGTTAAAGTGAAGCGGCGGTTGGAAACGGTTATCATCAACATCATAAACCTTACCATTGTGATGAGTACAGATAGGGCTGGTACGGCTATCAAGAATAGCAGTAAACATGTAGCCTTCAAACAATTCTTTGTTTTGTTGTACAACATCATTCAAAGCTTGAGTTTGAGCCGCTGTAATAGAAGTTCTTGTTAGTGTCTTGGCTTGATGCTCTGTAATCTTAGTTGTTTTCAGAACATCATTAATAATTTCGTTGTTAGCTTTCCCCGCAGCAAGTCCAGCTTTAACTTTAGATTGTATGCGGACTAGTTCTCCAGAAGAGATATTGCTAACGTTTCTAGTAATAGATTTAGCACCCTTAATGTTTGGGCCAGTAATCTCTTTCACAAGATCAGCAGTCTTAGGTTTTTGTGTACGATAAAACCCTTTCACTTCCGCGTGAAGGTTATTATAGTGAAAACTCTTATTTGCCTTTGTAAATTGAGTAACAGAGCCTACAATAGACTTGTTAATTTCTTTAGCAAAACGGTTAACTTCAGGTTTCACATCGCTCCGAATGTTCTTCTTTAAAACTTCTGCTAAGTTTTTACGATGTGTTCTTAGTATTTCACGTTGTGCTTTTTGTTGACCATTCTCGTAGAGTCGAACATCAGTGCTGTGATCTACGATCCTGTCAAAAATCTTTTCGTTAATTGTAGACATAATTACTCCAGTACTACTACTTCGTGGATAGGCAGTTTTTAGACTTACCTAGGTCTCTATTGGTGCTGAAACTCAGATTTGAACTGAGAACCTACGCTTTACAAGAGCGTTGCTCTGCCGTTGAGCTATTTCAGCTTATTCTTCCTCTAATTGAATCTCTTCATCCGGTGTTTTATTTGTTAACGGATCAGTTTGAATCTCTTCAACCGCTTCTTCGTCGTTGTAATCAGCCGGAAGGAAGTCATTGTACTTGGCAATATTAATCCAAGTGCTACGAGAGATAATACCACTCTGATACCATTCACTGACAAGGCGCATTGCACCTTCACCGCCAACAATAGGAGAGAAGTCAGAGGATAGTTGGAAGTTAATGTCATTACCTGTATATTCGGTGCCATACTTCCAATTCAGCATGAAGGCAATAACTTCTTGCATTGTGCTTGAGATTTTAGCGTTCATGGTCCCAAGTTGAGCAGTTTGAGAAGCATTACGGATTTCAAGAGCAACACCAGAAGCTGCTTGTTCGGGAGAGAGCATACGAATTCCCATCTTTGCCATTTCAGAAACAGTAGCTTCAATAGCTCGATCCATGTCACTCAAAGCACTTGTAGGTGTTTCAAGGACAGTAATAGACTCATCTTTACGGACACGTAGCCAAGTACCAAGACCTGCATTCACGAGTTCTTCAAACTCTTCGTCAGTCATGTCAGACTGCACCACAGGGGTATAGGTCGCAGCACCGTATAACAGGTGGTTACGGCGAGATACTTTGTTGTACAGAGCTACCTCTCTGTCAATCAGAGGCATAAGTACTGGTTCAATTGGCTCTAGTTGTCCGTTAAGCGGAAACGCCGGGATACGATCCAAACGCTGACCAAACTTCATAGGATAAACAGTGTCGTATTTTTGGAAACCACCATCAGCAGAATCTATGTATTCTTGAGTGATTACACCATTCAAAGCTTCTACTTCGTGAGAACCATGAGCTTTCTTATAGTAATCAAGTACCAAAAAACCCTGCTCATCAAGATAGTGATCACAAACAGTATCAACATAGTCTGGATGCCAAGGGTTGTTTGAATCATACTCTTCCATAATGTAACGAGTAACCATACGGGTAAGAGTCTTAGCGCGAGTAATCGGATGAGTCTTTACTTGAACATTAATAACGTTTTCAGCCTTAATCAAAACAGGGTAAGGTGAAATTTTCATACGCTCTTCCGGCATCATTGATTCTAGTTCAGCATCAGGCACAACAGGGTGATCAATGTAAACCCAAGCACGAGAAGTTTGAAGTTCTTCCCAGATAGCAGCATCTAAGAAATTAAACAAGGATGCACCATCAAGGGTAAAGTCTTTTGTGATCCAATCATAAGCTTGTACTTGCTCAAGCTCTTCAGGTAACTTAAGTTGTGAAGGCTTACGAAGCAAAGCACTAATTAGCACACGAGCATACTGTGTTGTAAGCCCCGGTAGCTCTGCTTCTGACTTGTAGAAGTCATACTGGTTTTGAGTCATGCTAGGTGAAAAAGGCAGTAGCAAGTTATTGTAATCAACCTCTATGAATTCATCATGTGCTTTAGCATGAGCTTCACCTTGAAGCACAGCACGGGCTTTTTTCCACAAAGGCTTAAGAGACATATAAGAAGCACTAGGTGTTTCTGGTCCTCTTTTAATAGTATTAGCAGCTGTCTTAACGAGCGCCATATTGATACCTCATTATTTTGTAATCAGGCATAATGCCTTTATGTTGTAGTTGTTAATAGATTATATTAAAAGATACATAAGAACTAATAGTATCTTTAGTTATATCTTTAAATATAATCTTAAGGGGGCCTCCCTCATAAGGGTCAAGTATTTTTTACTCTTTAAAAACAAAGGAGACCTACCGGGTAATTCCCAGCAGGTCGTCCTTCTGGAGGACTGTCAGATCTATAAATCTGTCCTCTTGTATCATAAGGGTCAAGTATTTATTATTTCGGAATTTCGAAGTGAGGTCCGTCAATAAAAGGACGCCGCCCTTGTGATTTTCTTAATGAAACGTAGGCTTCGTGTGCAGCCTTAGCGTCGTTGTCATTCAAGTAGTGAGTCCAAGCACCGCCCCAACGAATTGTAACATTTAGTTCTCGAGCAGCTTCTGCAAAGGCTTGAGCAATAGTAATGTACTTATCTAAGTCCCAAGTAATACGAGAACCTTCGTAAGCAACAACATCTACTGCCATACCGTCTTGGTGACGAGAGTGTTTAATCTGTGACTTACCTTGAACCCGTAGCTGGTTTTGTTCATGCTGAGTCCGAAGACCGCATGTAACACCAAAGTCTACAGGAGAAAGCTGAAGTGCCCGACGAGTAACTTTTTCGAGTTCAAGATTAATACCTTCAATCTTAGACTCAGAACGTTTTCCAAAGCGCCAGTTGTAGGTTTTCTTTTCAACTGGTTTTTCAAACATACTAGTCATTTTCATTCTAGTAAATTCCATTACTTTTTACCCCCATTGCTACTCCATTTATCAACCATCTTTTCACCTGAACGACCAACAACGTAACCACCAACACCAATAGTTAGCAACTGCCACAGTTCTTGCGGGAGGTCTAGAGTAATGACTTCAGGGTAAAAGATACCGATAATTGGAAAGAGCAAATAGTTGCAAGCAATAATAAGAACAACGACCATCATAAGCAACGGTCGCCAAGCAGAAACAATCCAGTTTTCAGACTTGGCTTCAGCCATAACAATCTGACCTCGGATTTTTTCCAAAGAGTCAGTGTGTTCCAATAGTGCCATTTTTACTTCTGCATCAAGTTCAGCGGGGTTTTTATCAGGCACCAACTTAGAAATAAGCTGAGTCAAAATTGGTGCAAGAACCGGCAATAGGTTCAACATAAATATTTCCTTTCGATTATTCTGGTTTTTGTGGCCAAATAACAGGTTGTGTAATATCTTCTATTGTAGAAGGTAGGTTTCTTAACAACTCCCTATACTCTGCCCAAAGTTCTGTATTATAAGGGCTGTCGGGGAATTGAGTAAAGTCGCAAGCAGAAAGTCGTCTGTTGCGCTCTATTCGTAGCTTGTTCCAAAGCTCTTCCTCATCAACAGGAGGTGTGTAGGGGTGAATTTCTCCACCCACTACTTTTGTTAACCCTACCATCTTAGGAGAAAAAGACTCAGGGGCTTCAATGTAACCGTAACCTTCTCTTTTTCTGCCTTCAATATTATTCGTTGTAATTAGCTCACATGTTATACCTGTGTCAACTTCATATCCGATATAATTCATTTACTTAAACCTTATAAATAGGATTAGATCATTTTTTACAGTAGTACCTGATCCAGTTTTATTCGAGTAAAAGGTTCTACTCACCCCGTTGTTAACCGTAGTGTTCGCAACAAGCGTACCTTTTATCCCTGCACTACTGGAGTCAGGAGACAAGTCGGGCCGAGTAACATCTACTGAATCAAGACTAGTAGTATTCTTTAAAAGTTCAATACCAACCGTCGCAGAACCCGGACCTGTAGTAGAAATATTGTATGAACAGAAAACAAGAATTTCAGCTTGCACCCCACTGTTGTTAGTAAAAGCAATAGATTTGTCAGCAGTACCTCCAACAGAGCTTTCAACAACAGAAACCGCAAACCCTGCAATCTGAGCAGTATCTACCGCTAAGTTACCGATTTTAGCATTAGTGATTGCAGCGTCAGCAATATTAGCTGTATCAACTTCAATCGTACCAAGGTCAGCAGAAATTGCAGAAAGATCAGTTACGCTAATTTTGTCTGCTGTAACTGCATTCGCTTGAATTTTGTCTGATCTAACGGCATCTGTATCAATCTTACCTGCAGTAATTGCGCCTGCTAAAATTTTGTTTGACACAATAGCATTTGAAGCAATAGAGTTTGTAGTAACCGCTCCAGCGTCGATCTTATCTGTTGTAATAGCATTTGCGGCAATTTTGTCAGCTTCAACTGCTCCGGCAGCCAGCTTACCTGCTGTAATTGCACCGGTGTCAATCTCAGTAGCAGTGACCGCCCCTGCTGCAATCTTGGCTGTTGTAATAGCCCCCGCAGTAATCTCAGCAGCAGTAACCGCTCCAGCGTCGATCTTATCTGTTGTAATAGCGTCTGCTGCAATTTTATTTGTTGTAATAGCGCCCGCTGCTAGCTTACCTGTTGTAATAGCCCCCGCTGCTAACTTTGCAGTTGTAATAGCACCCGATGCAATAGAACCCGCCTCAATAGCATTTGCAGCCACCTTATCTGCTGTAACAGCATCAGCATCAAGTTTGGCAGTTGTAACCGCTCCTGCTGCAATAGAACCTGCTTCAATAGCGTTAGCTGCTACTTTATCGGCTGTAACTGCGTCTGTATCGATTTTAGCTGCTGTAACTGCACCTGCTGCGATAGAACCTGCCTCAATTGCATTAGCTGCTACTTTATCCGCCGTAACAGCATCAGCATCAAGTTTGGCAGTTGTAACTGCGCCTGCTGCAATTTTTCCTGCTGTAATTGCATTTGCATTTACTTTATTAGCAGTAACAGCATTTGTTGCTATAGTACTTGCAGTAACCGCTCCTGCGGATATTTTAGCAGTTGTAATTGCGGAATCACTAATTTTAGTTTCTGTGATTGCATCTAGCCCTATAAGGTCTTCAGTTATTGCTTCATTTGCAATCTTAGCAGTTGTAACTGCACCTGCCCCTATTTTCCCAGAGTCTACCGCTCCCGTTGCAATTTTAGCGTTAGTAACCGCATTTGCCGCAATCTGACCTGCGTCTACTGCTCCAGTGGCGATCTTAGCATTAGTAACCGCATCCGCCGCAATCTGATCAGCATCCACTGCATCAACTGCAATTTTAGCATTGGTGACCGCCGATGCTCCGATCTCAGTAGCAGTAACCGCGCCCGCTGCAATCTTAGCAGACGTAACAGCGTCAACCCCAAGCTCTGTGCTTGTAATTGCTTCTACAGCAATCTTAGCAGTTGTAACTGCATTATTACCGATCTTAGCTGCTGTAACCGCTGATGCTGCAATAGCATCTGAGTCAATACTACCATCTTCAATTCCAGTATAAAGCTCGTTTGTCCAAGCGGTTCCTGTCCAACGATACAACATATTGTCAGCAAGATTGAATACAATCTGATTGTCAAAGTCCCCGCTTGCGGGGAGCGAGTTAACAGAGTCCAATCCAGCTGTGTCTAATATGTCTTGAACGTTTTCATCGAAAGACCCTGAAGCAATCAAGGTAGTAGTACCATTAACAGGTCCAACCCAACTTGAGGTGTTTCCAGAAAAGTCAACAGCCCTTGCCCAGAAATACAAAGTTTGCTCATTAGCAAGGTTAGGTCTAATAAACTGACCTCGCTCACCGAACCCTGCTTGTGTAGAGTTAGCAAATACGTTTGTAGAACCTTCGTTGACTTCAATATAGGCTAAGTCTTTGTCTGCTGGGGCAGTGTAGGTTAGTTTTAGAAGCTGGTAGGCTTCTTCTACTGCCAACCCGGTGGGGGCATTTGGAGCAGTATCTTTACCAACGTTAGAATCAGTTGTTGAAACAAAGTCACTAAGAATACCTGTAGCAGTACGAGAGCGAACTCGTATATCATAGGTGACGTTTGGAACAATGTTTACAATCTCAAAGTTTTCATTTTGAGTGACTGCGGAGAAGTAAGTTGAATCTGTTGACTGCTTCCACTGAACTTCATAGTCACGTACCTTAGAGTCGTCTGCGTTATCCCAATCAACTTGGAAAGAGTTAAATACACTCCCATCACCGCTGACAAAAGTACCAGAGGTTACTGACAAGTTTTCTGGAGGATCTAAGTCAAACTCAAAAGCAGGAGGGCTTACATAAGCAATGTCATCGTTAACCGACCAAGCTAGGGTATTAACATCGAAATAAATACCAGTAACTTCCACAGTAAAGTTTGACATAACTTTAATGCTAGTTACACGGAATATCTCGTTTGTCAAGTTTTGTTGAGGTAAAGTAACCTTAAAGAAGTCACCCGGCTCTAAAGACAAACCCTTTTTATTTACCGTAAGAGAAATATTAAAGGTAGAGCGAGATTCTCGAACAAGCTGCTCTGCACGAGCTTGGGCATGATAAGGGTCAGTGATACCATCTAAAGATACGTTAGCGACAAAAGGTCTATTGTTGTCTTCTGTTAGATAAGCGGAATGCGCTGCGCTGTCTGTCACAGGCCAAGTTACCGAGTCTTCGGCAAAGTCTTCATGCTCATTAGCAAACCGTATTGTTGCCTGATTCAAGCGTTCTTCAGCAGAAGGCCAAGACAAAGTCACTTCTTCTCGGATAATGCTATCTTCATCAAACTCGTGGTCAGAATGAACAAGAGCGTTTAGCGCGGCTTGGTCAGCAGGATACTCCAAGAGAAGCTTATAATGACCTTCACTGGTCCAAGTTAACTCTGCTAAACCCATTGTGTTGAGTATTAGCTGTATGTTGTCACGAATTTTTGCAGAAGTATCTAGGACAATATTACACTCATACAAAGGAATATTCCGAGTAGGTGCGGTAGTGTCCGAATAGCTACCTACCTCGTTTTCTTCGTCAGTCCAAATCCACTCTTTATATGTGCTTTCACCAATCTTATACAAGAAAGCATCATCACCGATAGTAGGTAAGTTACCAACGGTTGCGTACTCTTTAACAGGTTTTACACCATGAACTCTGCCGCCAACTAGCCGACCAGAAGAAACTACAGTATCGCAAATGTTTGCTGCGTGTTTAAAACTAGCCAGATCAACTTCACCGGTAGTAATACCAAGCCCATAGTCTGCATCTAAAAGATAGTCCAATAAGCAGTAAGCAGGGTTATTACTATAAGTGTAAGATGTAGACAAAACATTAGACGCGCTAATCGTTCTAACTTTACGACCTTTTACAAAAGAGGTTACAGCAGGAATGCCTGAGTATTGAGGCTTATCCCGTTTAAGTCTGAAGACAGAAGTTAAGTTTGTACAGTTAGAGAAAGTTGCAGTTGTAGGAATTCCGTTAGCAGTGCCTAAAGCATTTGCAGAATCTGGAGCACCTACTAGAAAGTTGTGATTAAAATCTTTGTCTTGATAGTCTTTATTATTCACATTAACATAAAGAACTTCTTCAATCTCTTTTTGAGCCAAAACAGATTGAACTAACAAAAACTCATTCTTTGTTCCTGTAGCACCAGCAGTTAAGTTCTTTGTAAAGGTACCTGTGCTATGAACGTAGTCTCTCATTGTCTTGTGTTTAACTTCAATACCACCTAAGGCAGCACGACCGTAAACTACTGGAACACTCTCTGCCTGCCCACGGATTGGGAAAACGGAGCCTCTACGCTTGTCTGCTTCAGCCTCTTGAGCACGTTTCATCTTGTTGTAAGACATGCTCTGGTAGACCGTAGAGATAAGCGTGAAAATAATTGTTTCAATACCCATTACAGTTTCCCCCACCTAAGTTCAATTTCATTGTTGTCAAAGACTTCATCAAAGGATGTATCGGTCGAACTCACGTTATCCATACCTGCTTTTGAAGTCATAAATGAATTAACTGCATCCAAATCAGATAGCGGGGAAGTACCCTCTATTACAACCCTCTTTTCACCAAAGTCATTGTTTATTGTCGGACGATCTACAGTTCCACGATAAATATAAACCAAATCAGAGGTTGTAGTATTAGGTGTGCCATCTGCTTGAATGAATCCAGCACGAACCTCTACAGCTTTGCCGACAACATTAGAGCGAATTTCCGCTAAGAAGTTATTAGACAAATCCGAAATGACAATACGATACGCTTCTCGGTCTAGCACACTAGAAAAATCAGGGGAGTCTACTTCAAATAGACCTCCATCAGAAATATAAGTATTACTAGCTACTGTTAAGTCTGTGCTGTAGGATGTAAACCTGTACGTGTTATTAAAATACAAATCAACAAGGAAAAAGAATTCCAAGTTATCTGAATTCAAAATTGTTTGAACATTACTACTAAAACTTCTCATCAGATCGCCTCAATTAGTACAATAAGACCTTCGTTAGAAAGAATACCATCTGTGTATTGAATACCCCTAACACCATTCAGATCACGGTAGTAAGTCATAACACAGTCGTCTCCCGTTTCTAAATTAGTTCCTGCGGGAACGTCTTGTCGCAAAGAAGGGAAGATAGCTAAGTTAGCCACTGTACCGGCTGCAAGAGAAAACTCTTGAGTTGTGATATAAACCTTATCGTGGTTAGAAAATTTAATAAAGGCTCCTTTAGGTATAATACCTGAAGAAGTGCTCCTGTCAATAGGTATAGCAGAAGTCCCTTTGGTTGTTGTTGAATCAACATGGGGTGTTCCTGAAGCAGTAGTGTTTTCTGCTACATTTCGTAGTTGTGGCATAATCATTGTTGCCGTAGAAGTAATACCGCTAGTAAGGTTAGCGATAATAGCGTCTGTGCTATCTGTTGTACGGAGCGTATTAAACGATAGCTCCCATCGTTGTGCGTTTTGAGTTGCACGTTGTTTCTTCAACGACACTGTATCCGAGTCGTAAATAGGTTCATTGGATATAAAATTCACTGGTGCAAGAATTTGAGCACCTTCAAAGTAATAAACTGCCATAGTTAACTCCTAATTGGCCGAGCTAAAAGATCACATGTTTCTTTCACTTTTAGCCTGCGTTTTTGTTTGATTCCAGAGTTATCTTCTGCTGGAGAATACCAGTGAGTGAACTCTGCGACCATTGCTGTTCCTTGTTCAAAAGCAATATCACCAAGCGTAGGTCTCTCGCCTGTGATTACCTTATACCCACATGTTTGGGCCAATTTGGGGAGAGTCATTTTATTCTTATACAGTTTAACTAAAAACTGTTTTGAAGTCTTCCACTCAAAGTCTATAAACTTGTAAGCTTCAGAGTATTTAGCTCTTAGATGTGAGTCATAAACCATAAGAAAAGCTATGCAGTCGTTGAAACCTCTTTTATAGTCCCCTGCAAACTTTGCGCGTTCATTTATCTCTTCTTTAGCCTTTATAAAAGCGTATGTTCGCTCATCTTCTGTAAATTCCATAATACTGTCTCTCTGTGATAGGTAGGAGCAACGCTAAGCTTGTCAGATGGGGGTTACCATCCAATCACACCTAACGCTGCTCCTGTGATATACTCAGAGCCTCTCTTGTAGGAACATCTTTACGAGGTCCGCTACAATGTCGCTCCTTACAATATCATCAACTCCAAACTCTACAACCGGCATCTCAATACCGTTCTTACGAACCAAGTAGCAGAAGTCAGTAAGGTCTTTACCATTCTTGACATCTGACTGAGCAGGGTCTCCCATTAGGATGAGTTTTGTATTCTCACCAATACGGGTAGTAATTGCTTTTAGTTCATCTAATGAAAGGTTTTGCGCTTCATCAACTAGAACCAGCGCATCTTCGTAAGACCGGCCACGGATTGTTTCAATCGGTTGTATTTCAATTTGCTCCTTATTAAGCATATACTCAAACTTACCTTTCCCGAAAGCCTTGCTTAGTACTTCAAGCATAGGCATTAGCCAAGGTGTCATTTTCTCTTTAATGTCGCCGGGGAAATGACCAAGGGATTTCCCTGTTGGAACATTAGCTCTTGTCAAAACGATTTTCTTATATCCTCCTTTAAGAAATAGCTGTGCGGCAGTACCGGCAGAACAGTAAGTTTTACCAGTACCGGCACAACCAATCGTTATCGTAATAGGATAAGCTTTAATAGCACGTATCAAGTTATCTTGCTTTTCATTTTTAGGGATGATGTTAAAAGAATAAATTATATGAATGTGCTCATCACGCTTTTGATTACGATATTTTCTTTTTGACATAAAGATTCCTCTTTATTAGAGTTTAAAGGTTATTGTTTATAGTCTTAGAGGCTAAAGCCGAACATAAGTCACCGAACCAGCTATTGTTTCCGCCTTCATTCGGTATCTAAATCGTTTTCTTCAACAGCAGGCTTTTCTGGTTCAGTAATGACGCGCCCCGTTGCATCAGTCCACGCGGTGTCAATCATATGTTGGTCATGACGCTCGCCAATGACCATCCATGACACAGTGTCAGTGCAAGCTGCGTCCTGCGCTTCGATTGTCAGGAGGTTTCCCGACACGCTGCCGCGAACAGCAGTCCAGCCCTGCTCGTTGGTTGTGAAGCACTGCACACTGCCGTTCAAAGCAGTAAAAGTGCCTTCGGTCATGCGGCCTGCTGTATCCAGATTAACGGTCGCTGTGCCATCCACCAGCGCCACGCGGCCCCGGTAGATGTTGTCGGCCTGCGGCCCCTCAATAAAGCTGTGAACGAGGTGATGCGTGTCTGGTTTCAGCGGGTGGTCGATCTTGAACGAACCAGAGCCTTTGGATAGTGCGCCGGTAACATCCAAGTCGCCCGAACTATTAAGTGTTGCGATGGTGCTGTTTCCAGTCGTCTGGAAATATATGTCACCCTTGGACTGAAGGAACAGCCGGTCGAGGTTTTCGCTGTGGCGAATACTTGCAGCAGTAGTGTCTGTCTGCGAACCAAGGTAAAGCCGAACAACACCGGTGGCATCAGCGGCCAAAAGGCTCATGCCCACATTGTTGATGTCCTTAGAAACGACAAGCTCGTCGGCGTTACCATCCGCGTCTGCACCTCCGCCGATTTTTATCTTGTTACTGACCGCAGCGTTGCCCGTCACATCCAACGCCTCTGCTGGGCTAGACGTAGCAATGCCCAAGTTGCCGCTGCTGTCGATGCGCATACGCTCAACACCGCCAATAACCCACGCCTGATCCTCGGAACTGTTGGATTGATGTAACCACGTAGGATTGGCAGTGGTTGCGTCGTCAGGATAAATTCGATAGTTTCCGCCGCCACTAGATACTGCGTTGAAGTTGAAAT